ATGAATAAAGAAGCCCATAAGAATGGTGATGGCAAAACGCGTATAGAGTTTATACCGTCGTTAGCCTTGATTAGAAATGGAGGTAGAGGAGGACATGATGCCTCTGGTAACTGGAGTAGTCGTGGCAGCTGGGGGGCAGTGGTGGTTATTGGTGGTACCAGTGTTTATGGAGGCGGCGGTGGCGGCGGTTTTGGCGGAAGCGGTAATGATGGTAAGAATGGCAGAGCAGTTAATGGCACTGGTGGACGCGGTGGAAACAGTATTTTGGCGGTGGCGGTGGAAGAGGTGGCCACGATAGTGGAGTGGGTGAAGGCGAGGGGGGAAATAGTATGTGGGTTGGCAAAGGTAGTTATGGTGGTCACGGCGGTGGCGGTAGATATTTCCCTGGTAAAGATGCAACAGCCTCATCAAGCGGCGATGGCGGTGACGGAGCAGTACTTATAAAGGTATATTTATAGGATGGAATAAAGCAATGGCACGGAAAATAAGTGAAGACTGTTTATACTGTTTAAAAAAGTGGGAAGGTTTACGATTACAGGCTTATCAAGATGTCTCTGGAGTTTGGACTATTGGCTATGGACATACGGGGAAAGCTGGTAAACCAACAGTTATTGAAAGCATGATGATTACAGAAAAAAAGCTGAAACCATGCTTGTAGCAGATTTGCGGCAATATGAACAAGCTGTAGAAAAAACGGTTTATATTGACTTAAGTGATGAGCAATTTGGTGCTCTTGTTTCCTTTTATTATAATATAGGGATCTTAGCTTTTCAAAATTCTACATTACTTAAAAAACTCAACCAAGGCGATTATAAAGCGGTACCTGCCGAATTACAAAAATGGACCAAAGTAGGTGGAAAACGTTTACAAGATCTCGTACACCGTCGTGCAGTAGAGGCATGGTTGTGGGCGAAAGGCGCGTTTGTTTCCTCCAACTATCAAACGGTAGAAAAAAAGCATGCAACAGGGCTTTTCAAAGCATAAGCCCTTGCACCAGTCATTGGATCTTTCTCAGGTTTTAGTGGTTTTTTAGCTGGCAATGGTCCCATCCAATGCGCTTTCGCTGCTATTATGGTTTTAGCAGCGGGTGCTGGTATTTTCTTTGTTGCTAAGCGCTTTCAGGAGTACTGTTTATGATCTTATGGATGAAAAAAAATCTGATGCTAACAGGTGCGGTTTTAGCCGCTTTTTTTATAGTTTTAGCCAAAGCTTTCACTCTTGGAAAAAAGGCTGAACAGCAAAAGCAAACAGAAAATATTTTAAAGACAATAACAGCACGGTTTGAGGTGGAAAATGAAGTTAACAAAAAAACTGATGTTGATGTGCGTGTTGCTCTCTCTGACTGGTTGCGGGATCCATAAATATGCTTCTTCTTGTGTTGGTTGGTTGCCCATTTATTTAAATCAGCAAGATCTGAACGTGATCAGTTCAAACTTAGCAAGAGAGATCTTAAAACATAATAAGCAGGGAGAACGCTTGTGTGGGTGGAAACATGGTAAGAAAAAAAGCTGAAAAACACACAGAGCTCACAGAAGCAGAAAAAGTAATGCTTCAAGAAATGATCATTACCTACCAAAGTGTGAAAGTAATGTCTAGCTTTATGAAGTGGAGTGCATTTTTTCTTTTTTTGCTTATCCTCGATTTTGCCCGCCTCATAGATGCGATAGATGATGTCATTGCACATTTAAAGCAGTTGTTTTCAAAAAATTAGCTCCCCAAAATCTTTTACAAAAGCTCTCAAAAAAACACCTCAAAAGAAGTTCTGATTCGTAATAATTGAGAAAATCTCAAAAATATTTGCTAGAATCACAAGAGATATTTCTTCTTTTAACAGGACTTTCTAGATGCTTACATCATTTGGCAAAACTTTACGCAAGCTTCGCATTGATCACTCAGAACGCCTCTTAGATATGGCTGATAAACCAGGCGTATCTGTAGCCTTTTTATCTTCTGTAGAAATTGGCAAGAAATCCGTTCCAGTAGGAATGGAAGAAAAGATCATAGAGTTTTATAGCTTAGATAAAGCTATGGCCTCTCTCTTAAAAAAAGAAGCTGATGCCTGTGTCGAAAGAACTTCACAATCAAATCTTCTGATTCATTTAGTCGTGAAATTGTTGGCATGTTTTTTAGAAATTTGAAATGTTTGTCACAACAGGATTTAGCAGCATTCAAAAAATTATTAGAAAAAGTTGGCAAAAAAGAAGGTACTCTATAGAGCTGTATTCGAAAATCCTATTCCATCACTTTTATTTATGCATTCCGCATGTTTTAAAAAGATATATAAAAACAAATGCTCAATAAAAGAAGTGGTGCCCAGACGCGGCAGACAGGGCTTTAGCAACAAGAATCAAGTTGTATCAAGTGTGCAAGAGCATATTGATGTCTATAATTTTTTATGTTCCAATAAAAAAATTAAGAATTAAAGAAAAAATCTCAAATCAAAAAATTAAGGTGGTCCAAAAGGTGGACCCAAAAAGGTGGACGAGCAATGTGTGAAAAGGTGGACGAGAAGGGAAATTAAGTGAGGGGGATTCATCGATTATCAGCATTACTTGTCAAGTCTGCTTCTCAGGGTAAATATTGTGATGGGGCAGGGCTGTGGTTGAATGTTCGAAAAGACAATACGCGCTCTTGGTTCTTTCGTTATACATACCATAACAAACGCCGTGAAATGGGGCTCGGTCCAGTCGCACAACTTTCTCTAAAAGAAGCGCGCGAACTTGCCAAGCATTATAGTGCTATTCTCAGAGAAGGCAATGACCCTATTGTCTTTCGAGAACAAACCGTCTTAAAACAGCAAAGCAACATATTCAGTGAGATTGCAACAGCGGCTTTTGAAAGTAAAAAAGCCGAATTAAAAAATGAAGGCAAAAATGGGCGTTGGTTTTCTCCGCTGGAATTGCATGTTATTCCACACATAGGCAGCCTCTCTATAGAAAAATTAACAGCCAATATCATTCGCAATGTTCTTGCTCCTCTTTGGCATGAAAAAGCAGACACAGCACGAAAAGCGTTAAACCGTATTAACATTTGTTTGAAATATGCTGCGGCTCTTGGTTTGGACGTTGATTTACAAGCTTGTATGAAAGCACGCGCCCTTTTAGGAAAACCCCGTGCTACATCAACAAATATTCCTGCTATGCCATGGCAAGAGGTTCCGGCATTTTATCAAAGCTTGGATGATAAGATTCTTTCAAATTTAGCACTGAAGCTCTTGATTTTGACTGGAGTACGGTCGTATCCATTGCGCTATTTGCGCCTCGAACAAATTGATAAAGATATATGGACGATACCCAAAGAAAATATGAAGGGTATTGTAGGGAAAGTTTCAGATTTTCGCGTGCCATTAAGTCATGAAGCTTTGAAAATGATTGAGAAATCCCTCCCCTTTGAAAAGAATGGTTTTTTATTTGCTGGGAGTTCTGGAAAGCCTATATCTGATGTAACACTTTCTAAATTCATGAAAGACAAAGGTTTTGATTATAGACCCCATGGTTTCAGATCTAGTCTTCGTGACTGGATAGCAGAAACAACGTCAACACCCTTTGAGATTGCTGAAACTGTTCTTGCGCATTCAGTTGGGAGTTCAGTGACAAAAGCTTATATGCGGACAGATTTTTTAGAACAACGACATACCCTTATGGAACAGTGGGCTGCATTTATAACAGGAGCGACTTGACAGGCTTATAACAATGTGTCTATTGTCGAATCAGGTGCCTAAGAAACATCTTGAATCGATAGCGGATAGATTACCGAAACAATCTTTTCTCCGCGCCTTAAAGACTTTGACTCGTTGTATGCGTGTAGCATATAAAGGTTTTGTCGGGTGTAGCTATGCCATACAATACCCTTATGGGGAAAGCATAGCGACGGACTATCGACCGTGTTTCTTAGCGCCCGGCATTCCTCTGGAATGTCAATAAGAAACCTCTAATCGATAGGAGTTCGTTATGAACACTCTTATAAAAATTACGGAACAAACAATTGATCAGGAAGCTGTTCAGACAGTAAATGCACGTGAGTTGCATACATTTTTGGAAGTTAAATCTAATTTTAGAGATTGGATAAAAAATCGCATTGAGGACTACGGATTCTTAGAAAATAAGGACTTTATAAGTTTCGCTAAAATTTTAGCGAAACCTAATGCCCCTCAAGAAAATCAAGACTTTATGAGTTTTACTCAAAAAAGAGTAAAACCTAAAAGCGGTCGTCCAAGTATCGAATATCATCTTACTCTAGACATGGCAAAAGAGCTTTCAATGGTTGAACGCAATGAGAAAGGCAGGCAAGCTCGTCGTTACTTTATTGAGTGTGAGAAAAAGTTAAAAAGTCAATCTGTTGAGTATGATGTTGATAGACGCTTTGATTTGCCAAGCCATTGGGAGGGTATGAATGCTGGTGAAAAAGCTTTATATCTTTTAGGTCCTATCCATGTTCGTCTTATTGATGCTTTTAGAGTGGATGAAGAGAATAGAAAATATAAAGCTCTTATTAAAGAAGCTAAGCAGGTTTTAGCAACATCTGTTACGAAAGCTGCTTAGTTTTAAAAGCGATTTCATCTCCCCGTTTCAAAAGCGGGGAGGGGATTATTGGATAAATCGCTTGACATAATCTTTAGATGTAGTACATTGTAGTACAAACAGATAGGAGGTTTAAGCGAATGGGTAAAATTCAAGCACGCATACCTGATGAAGTTCAGGAAGTTGCAAGCGCAGTAATCAAATCCACGGGCTTAACTGTATCAGATGCGGTACGTATGTTTATGACCCGCATTGCTAGAGATAGAGCATTACCGCTTGATCTATTTCAACCCAATCTGGAAACATTACAGGCTATCGAGGATGCTGAAATGGGACGTGTCGAACGTACGTCATTAGATGGTTTGCGAGCCATGATTCGTGATGATAAAGCCGAAGTATGTAAGTCTGCAAAGTGACTTTGGTTAGCTATGCGGGAAATTGTTTATACTAAATCTTTTCGGTGTGATCTGAAACGTGAAAGTAAAGGGCGATATGCTGATACATTAGAGACAGAAGAGACAGATTTGCTACTTGTGATCAAAGCATTAGCGGAAAACGAGCTCCTAAAAGTGCAGTGGAGAGATCACGCACTAACAGGGCAATGGCGAAACTGTCGTGATTGCCATATTAAACCAGATTTAGTTTTGATCTATCGAAAGCCTGATGATGAGACTTTAGAACTTTTGCGGCTTGGTTCACATTCTGAACTGCGTTTATGATAATTTTTCAATTTTTTGAAAACCACTGTTTCATATGTGCAACGACATTATCTCTCGTATCTGTGAGACGTGCGAAATTGATAATTCATTTGCTAAACAGTTTCGCACATCTGAGAATGTATTTAGAGTCGGATATTTGGTTTTTGTGTAAAAATATTTCCTACAGCATCTATAAGACGTGAAAAATCAAGCGCTAATAAGAGTATAATGAGTACAATCCATTTTGTATAACGTGACATCACTTTTATACTTTTGTAGGTCATGATAATTTCTTGAAGGATTTCTTTTTCTCCTTCTGTAAGCTCTATATCGTCTTGTGTTTTTTTCCTAGCCATGTTTCCACCCACACACACGTTCGCCCTGCTTGTTATGCTTTAAGATCTCTCTTGCTAAATTGGAACTGATGACGTCAACATCTTGCCTCTCTAAATAAATTGGTAACCAACCAACACAAGAGACATACTTATTTGTTCCGCAACCAACGAGAGAGAGCAGCACGCACATCAGTATCACTTTTCTGATTAACTTCATTTTCCACCTCCAGCCGTGTTGTTGCTGCCTTTAGGGTTTTTTCTTTTTGCTTTTGCTGTTCTGCTTTTTTTCCAAGGGTAAAAGCTTTTGCCAAAGCCATAAAAAAAGCAGCTAGAGCCGCGCCTGTTAATAGTAGATTTCTTTTCATCCATAAGATCATAAACGGTGTTCCTGAAAACGTTTAGCAACAAAGAAAATGCCAGCACAGGCGGCTAAAACCATGATAGTGGCGAGCGCCCATTGCACTGGACCATTGCCGGCTAATAAGCCACCAAGCCCAGAAAAAGAACCAATGACTGGTGCAAGGGCTTCGGCTTTGAAAAGCCCTGTTGGTGCTTGCGTTTCTACGGTTTGGTAATTCGAGGAAACAAAAGCACCTTTCGCCCATAATCCTGCTTCAGCTGCACGCCGGTGTACAAGACCTTGTAAGCGCTTACCACCGGCTTTGGTCCATTTCTGTAATTCGGTTGGGATCGCTTCATAATCGCCACTATTGAGTTTCCTTAACAAGGTCGAATTGCAAAAAGCTGTTGTTCCTACATTATAGCAAAAGGAGACCAATGCCGCGAATTGTTCATCCGTTAAGGAAACTTGAACCGCTTGTTCAACGGTATTTTCAAATTGTCTTAAATCTTGGCAAAGAAGTTCTTCAGCTTGTTTTTCAGTGATTGCCATGCCTTTGTAAACAAAAGGTTTTCCGGCATTGTTTGTATGTCCATAACCGATTGTCCATACCCCAATGGCATCTTTATAGGCATTCAAACGCAAACCTTCCCATTGTTTAATCAGTGCTAGTCCTTCTTGTGATATTGTTCTCATATGCTTCTCCATAAAAAAAGCCCTGCAAAAAGCAGAGCTGGATTTAAAAATTGACCTCTTTCCCATTCGGAAGGTTGGCTTGTTAAAACCTATGTAGCTTTTTCATTGGAACAAAAGAATGTATTTGACATTATAGAAATTGTATCTTATAAGTTACAGATGTTTACAATATACAAAACAGAGCATTTTATAAAATGGTTAGATTCTTTAAAAGATGAGATTGCGCAAGCACATATTGTTAAACGCATAGCAAGAATAGAAACGGGATTTCTTGGAAATGTAAAATTTTTCCGTGGAATTGGAGAATTAAAAATACATCATGGTCCTGGCTATAGAATCTATTTTGTAAAACAAGGTAAACAAATCATTTTGTTATTAAATGCTGGTGATAAATCTACACAACAAAAGGATATCGAAAAAGCTCTTCAATTAGTAAAGGAAATGAAACATGGAAATTACTAAATTTGACACAAGTGAATATTTCAAGACACCTGAGACACAAAGGATTCTTTTAGAAGATGCTCTTGAAAGCAAAGATAGTAAGTATCTTGCTCATGCTCTTGGTATAATAGCAAAAAACCAAGGAATGAGTAAAATCGCTCAAAATACTGGACTATCAAGAGAGTCTCTTTATCGTTCTTTAAGCGATAAAGGTGATCCACGGCTTTCTACTTTTCTTAGTGTGTTAAGTGCATTAGATTTACAAATGAGTTTAACACCTATTCAAAAGAATTGTAAGGAGCAAAAAGCTTTAGAAGAAGCCTCTTAATCCCCTCCCCATTTTTGAGAACGAGGAGGGAGTATATATTTACTTAAGCAACCTTTTTAATAGGGTTATCCAAATCTGGTTCATAAGCGCGCAACAAAGAATCCATGCTATGTGGTAACTCTGAATCGCCAAAATCTGTTAGAACTGCTAAAATCTTAACAATATTCGGTACATCATCTTGGAGTTTTAAAACTAAAACCTTTTCTACCAGACTCATGATGTCAACCAGAGCTGTACACTCTTTTTCGTTGATATTTTCATCATTAGAAAACTGAAACAATGCCATCCACAAATCGCATAAGAAGTTGGTGTCTATCTTCATTGCACACCTCCATGGATTTGTTCTCTCAAACAAGCTAATCCTTTTGGTGTAATTTTTGTTGAAGGGAGCACCTTTTCTGTACCATCCGGTCTTTGAATGGTGATAGCAGGACAGTCCATAAAACCTTTCTTTATCTTATCTTGATAAGGTAACAGTGGGCCACTCGGAGCACGTCGATAGACCCAATCGTGTTTACGTAAGTAATCGGTTAAATCTTTTGGACGTACTTCAAGCATCTTCGCTGCTTCGATAAGACCGAACAGCCCATCCGAACGTTTTAAGCCTTCCAAAGCTTCTGCTTTTGGCGCTAATTCAGCAATAACATGATCTTTCTGCTCGATTTGACTTTGCAAATGATTCAAGACACCAAGTAATGCTTCAGGTTTGGAGTAGTCAACTTGTGGTGTTGCTACTTGTTTCAAAAGCCGTTCACATTTGATAAAATATTGACGAGCTTCATGTCCTTTATCATTCCTCTCTATCATGGAAAGGTGTTTAGCCATGTCTAATGTAATGTGGTATTCTTTTACCTTTCCACCGTTTACTAAATTTTTAGTAAGCGTTATAAAGTTTATATTTTCCTGAAACTTACATTCTTTAATGCGATTTTTAATCCAGTCATTAAAGCGGGCTTTTATCTCTAAAAATGCATGCAAATCACGCGCATTGACCGTTTGAACAGTCTCTTGATCAATGACTTGTTCTGATATTTCTATAAGAGTGTTCATCATGAACTCCTATTGGTTAGATGTTTGTTAATGACGCTCTAAATAGAGTGCCGGGTGCTAACAAACACGGCCAATAGTCCGTCGTCACACTTTCCCCGTTAGGGTATTGTATAGTGTAACCACACCCGACAACATTATTATATGCACGTAGCATACAATGAGTCAAAGTCTTTAATGTGCGGAGAAAAGATTGTATCGGCAATCTATCCGCTATTGGTTTAAGGTGTTCGTTAGGCACCTGATTCGATTATTCATATTGTTGCCACATTGTCAAGTTGCAATGTAATATTTTTATAAAAATAATCCGTTAAATCCTTTGGTCGTACTTCAAGCATCTTCGCTGCTTCAATAAGACCGAACAGCCCATCCGAACGTTTTAAACCTTCCAAAGCCTCTGCTTTTGGAGTCAATTCGGCAATGGTGTTATCCTTTTGCTCGATTTGGCTTTGCAAATGATTCAAGACACCAAGTAATGCTTCAGGTTTGGAGTAGTCAACTTGTGGTGTTGCTACTTGTTTCAAAAGCCGTTCACATTTGATAAAATATTGACGTGCTTCATGTCCTTTCTCATTCCTCTCTATCATAGAAAGGTGTTTAGCCATGTCTAATGTAATGTGGTATTCTTTCACTTTTCCACCCCGGTAAAAATTTACCGCAGTTACAAAGTTTATATTTTCCTGAAATTTACATTCTTTAATGCGGTTTTTAATCCAATTTCTAAATTCAGACTTTATTTCCAAAAATGCATGCAAATCACGCGCATTGACCGTTTGAACAGTTTCTTGATCAATAACCTGTTCTGATATTTCTATAAGAGTGTTCATGTGAACTCCTATGCAGTTAGACGTTTCTTAATGACACTCAAAAAGAGTGCCGGGTGCTAAGAAACACGGTGCATAGTCCGTCGTCACGCTTTTCCCATAAGGGTATTGTATAGCGTAACTACACCCGACAAAACCACTATATGCCACACGCATATAATGAGTCAAAGCCTTTAATGTGCGGAAAATAAACTGTTTCGGCAATCCATCCGCTATGCATTTAAGGTGTTTCTTAGGCACCTGATTCGACAATAGACATAATATTGACATGTTGTCAAATAAAAAATTAAAATATTGACGAGCTTCATGTCCTTTCTCATTCCTCTCTATCATAGAAAGGTGTTTAGCCATGTCTAAGGTAATGTGGTATTCTATGCTTGGACGCCCACCTTTTTCTAAATTTTTAGAAAAACCTATAAAGTCTATATTTTCTCGAAAATTACATTCTTTAATGCGATTTTTAATCCAGTCTGCAAACTTTGATGTAATTCCCAAAAATACATGCAAATCACGTGCGTTAACAGTTTGAACAGTTTCCTGTCCAACAGTTTGTTCCGATATCGGAATAAGAGTGTTCATGAGAACTCCTTATCGTTAAATGTTTTTGATTGACACTCGATAAAAGAGTGCCGGGTGCTCAAAAACACGGCGATAAGTCCGTCGTTATGCTTTCCCCCAAGGGGTATTGTATAGCATAACCACACCCGACAAGCCATTTATATGCTATACGCATATAATGAGTCAAAGCTTTTAATCTGCGGAAAAAAGACTGTTTCGGCAATCCACCCGCTTATCGTCAAGGTGTTTTTGAGGCACCTGATTCGATTATTCATATTGTCGCTACATTGTCAAGCGGCTTTCGAGATTTTTTACATTTTTGCTAATTTGATTTATCTATCTTCCTCATCCATATGGATTACGCCTTCGCCTTCATCACATGCGTTAGGGGGGGCGTTTGGATCAAGGGTATCATCTTTATCTGGTGTGGTGTTTGCAACGTTTCCAGCCGCATCTTCTTGGGTTTCATCAAAAAGCTCGCAATCTATTTTTGTGGTATAACCACCTGTTTTATCAAGCTTGTGTTTAACGCTTTTTATGCGCCATTCTGCTGGAATATAGGGGCGGAAAGGGGGCTCTTGAACAAGCTTGGCTTCTGCTTGCACAAAGGGATCACCTCCGATATCACATGAGAAAGAAGATTTCCCACGCGATGATTTATTGCGATAAGCCGCAATGGCTGCAACAGCTTCTGATTGATTGTGGTAGGTGTATTTGAGTTCATGAAACGGTGCTTTGCCAACCTTGACTTCCTTTTTTTCACCAGTACGGATATCATGATAGCTTGCAAGTACACCGCCTTTTTTCTCTTCATCTTGCTCTTGATTTTCAGGTGTTTTGGCTTCCGTTTCTGCTTTAGGCAAATTGGGGGCGTCACTTTCGTCCATATGGATAACATCTTCGCCTTCTTCAACTTCTTCTGGTTCTCGTGCATCAGCGGCGGCTTTTTGATCATCTCCTGCCTCTGTTGCTAAGCCATTGGCTGCTCCTGCTTCATCCCGTGCGCTGTATTTAAAATCCCAAGAGCTGCAGAGTTTCTCATGGATAACAACAACGGGGAGTGTTTCACCAGTGATGGCTTTGCCTTCGCCCCGTTTAGCTAAAACAAGTTTGCCATCAACGGGTTTTGCTACCGCATCATAGTCTTCTGCAAGGCGTGTGGCAAAAGCCATATCGCTCTCAGAAGTTTGATCAATGTGACGCACAACAATTTTTGCAAGAGCAGGATCAACTTTTGGTGTATAGCCATTGCGCTCTGCTATCTCTTGAATAATATTGCCAAGGGTTTGTTGGTGATAGGATTGGCTTTTGGGTGTTCTATAAGACGTGTTCATAGAGGCGGCGCGTCCTGTCACGCTTAAACTTTGTGGGGGGCTGCTTACAGAGATTTCATCAATCAGATAGGCTCCCATATCGCGGTTTTTACCGCCTTCATAGCCAAGTGTGACAGAAATGATTGTTCCGATGAGAGGGATATCAAGAAAGCCATTGTCGCACTCACGGGCACGGTCATCAAGCTCTATGGTGATGCGGTCACTTTTGTCTTCTGCTTCATCCGTAATTTCAATCGACAAAACATAGTCCATCAGCGTTCTTGTGATGTCCTCTCCATTTGCCATCACTGTGCAAAAAGGTTTCATGATTGACTGCCCCAAATTCTAATGACCGGTGTGGCTTTAGGATAGGGAAGGATTGGCAAAACGATTGTGATGCCTGCTTTTAAGATGGGTCCATAGTCTGCAAGACCAAAGTTTGCTGCATAAACGCGTTCAACAGCAAGGGCTTGTTGACCCTTGGCATAGTATCTCCAGCAAATGGCATCAACCATATCGCCTTCTTTTGTCACGTAAAGATCACTCATAGCTCTTCACCATATTCTCTCAACTTTATTGTAAATTCTTGTTTTTTGGGGGTCCCATTTTGGTGAAAAATGCTTTGTTTTTCCTCTACAGAAAGAATGACAAACTTTCCTAAAATTTTCCCCTGACCCGTCACAAGGATATGAGGACCATTATGTGCCATTTGTCGCAAATACTCGATTTGTCCGTGACCGCCTTTAAAATCTGGATAGATCACACCGGTTAAAGAAAATTCCGCATTTGCAACGGCAGGCAATTGAAGTGCTGCTTTGCGCCCCAATCGCCCTTGCTCCACCCATGGAATGCCATAAGACATGTCAAGGGTTTGATAAGCGGCCGTTTCAATGGAAAAAATAAAACCACCCAAAGCTAACATCATGATGTTTAATCCGAAAGGCTAGAGGCGATAGCCAAGCGTTGCTGTTTGGCATAGCGTTCAAGGGCTTGATTGACAGCGGCGCGGATTTCGTCCTTTAAACCATTGGGGACGGAAATATTTAAATTTGAAATCATCACGCGGGCATCGATTTCTACTGGCTTATGAACCGTAATGGGCTTGGGAGCTTTGAAGGCGCCCACTTTTGTATTTGTAGCCTGCATTTGTCCTGCTTCGACTATGCCTGTATTAAAACCACTCTTGCGTTTTTCAGGGGGGGTATTTGTAACCACGGCTGTATCGAGCATTTTTTTTGCTCGTGTATTGGTTTCTTCGGTAAAGGTTTTAATGGTCTCCGTTGAAGTTTTGTTGATTGAAACATTAAACCCTAACTTTTCTTTCATCCAATTTGGCATCCAACTGGTTAATTTACGCATCATGCCGCTAAGCCAGTCAGACAGAGCGTTCCATTTGCTTTTGATACCTTCCCAAAGTCCGTTAATCAGATTGGTTCCTGCGGCCATTAAATCGACACCGAACAGCCATTCAATGAGTTCATTGATTTTTTTCGAAATCCAAGAGAGTGGTGAAAAGTTTTTAAAGAGCGCAAAGAGGTTATTGAAAGCATTACTACATAAGCTTGCAAAAGAATCCCATAACTTGCTTATAAAGCTTATGACTGTGTCCCAATTTTTGTAGAGCAGATATCCGGCAGCAACAAGAGCTGCAATACCGCCAAGTATCCAGCCAATAGGTGTGGTCATGATAGCAACACCAAGCGATATAAAAGCAGAACCAACGGCAGTTATTGCCGAAATCAGTGTACCTACAAGAGTTAAAGCAAGACTGGCAACTGCGGAAGCAGCTGAGGCTAATGCTGAAAGCAGTGATCTTCCCAGAGTAGCAGAAAATCTAATAAAAGCTTTATCTGCTGCGACTATTTTTGAGAGCAGGGATTTTCCAAGGTTTACAGCCAGACCGGTAATTTTAGAACCAACGGAAGTGAAGGCCGCAAGCACTGGTCCTGAAAGAGCAAAAGCAAGCCTGATAAAAACTGCGCTTACTATGGCTAGTGATGTAAGCAGCCAGCCATTGATTTTGTCCCAATTTTTGTAGAGCAAATATCCGGCAGCAACAAGAGCTGTAATACCACCAATGATCCAGCCAATAGGCGTCGTCATGATTGTGATACCAAGGCTAACAAAAGCAGCTCCCACGGCTGCTAATGCGGCAATGAGTGGACCAAAAATGAAGGAACCAAGAGCTACAAGCCCCACCTTGAAAAGAGTTATTTCACCAATCAGAGGTTCTAGCCATCGAAACCAGCCTTTAATCCTCTCTGTGAGATCACTGATGCCCTTTCTTAAATCAGAGGTAGGATTAAGCAAATCTTGTAAGACTTTTCTTAAGGTTTTCGCCCAGCGCGCAACGGTTGTTTGAATAAGGTCACGGTTTTCATCAATCAACTTTGAAAAACCGTCAACCATATCATTGATCACGGGCATGAAACGTGCACCAATAAAGCTCGCGATACCCCCTATTTTTTTCTTAAAGGCACCAAGCTTGTCACTCAAATCTGCGGCATAGCGTGCAACATCGGCACCTATCAGCCATTTTCCTTTTCTCGCTTTTGCAAACAGCTCTTTGATGGGCGCCATGCCTTGTGAGAGCATGGATGCCATCTCTTTACCATCACCCCCAAACAGCAGAGCAGCAATATGCTGTCTTTGTGCTTGATTTTTCATCTTACTCATCTTGTCGGTAATTTCTTCCAACAAAACGGAGTTTGATTTGAGTTTTCCAGAAGCGTTTTTGACAGAAATGCCAAGCGCGTCAAAGCCCATCATGCCTCTTTTTTGTCCGGCATATGCTTGGGCTGAACGCCTATTTAAAGTTGCCAAGGATTGTTGAAAGAGTTCGGCAGAATATCCTGAATTATCGGCGGCATCACCCCATAATTGAAGTGATGCAACACTCATACCTAAATGGTGTGAGGCATGGTGAAGACTATCGCCCAGATGCATGGTTTTCATGGTGAGGGCAGTTACACTTGCCACAAGACCACCTCCAGCAAGCCCTAAGACACCGGTAAAGACCGAAGCACGACTTGCCGCTGTGCTAAGAGCACCTTGAACACCATGAAGACTTTTTGTCATGTTTTGTACAGCAGCAGAAAAGCGCGGAATACCCAAACTATGGGATAATTTTTTTGACAATGTATCAAATTGCTTTTGTACACGTTTAAGAGGTGCGGTGAGTTCGTCTTCAAGAGACAATTTCACCTTTGCATCAGCAACTTTTTCACTCATTTTGTCTTATACCTTTCTGCTGCTTGTTTTCGCCAGAATATGAGTTCTTGTGGTTCCATTTCCATCATCTCTGAAAGGGACCAATGGAACACAATGGCAATATCGGCTATCAGTTTTGCGGCGGTTTCCCAGTCGAGGTATCCCGCCGTTTGATAAAAGACTCCAAGATCTCTCCAATGCTTGACAAATCATTGATGTCGAGTTCACTGATAGCCTCATGCGGCCATCCAGAAAGGCGTGCGATCATAGCGATTGTTTGCTCTACGCCTTCTTTTTTATCAATGGCTTGCAAATCTTTTGTTTTGGGGCGCTGTAAGGTAATTGTGGTGTGCTCTTTTCCTTCAAAGGTAATAGGGATAAGCAATTGATGGGTAACACTTTGTTGTATAGTCATTTTATAATCCTATGTTTTCTCTGTGGCCTGCGAGTTGATTGACGCCATTGAATTTTCTGATGAGATTGAGGACGTCTATCTCAACAATTTCAACGTCCTTTTGGACATATTTGAAATATTGCAATGTGAATGTTGCTGTAGAAGTTGCTTTGCCTCCCGGTTGCCATTCTGCCATTTCAAAGCCTTTGCAAAGTCCTCTCATGGTCATGACAACACCTTCTGCGGGTGTGCCTTGCGCTTGCATTGAACTGCGCAATGAGATGTTGACATCCGTGCGTCCCAACAGTGCCATTAATTCTGGAGAGCAATCAGAAATGGTCATGCTAAGCGTGAGAGTTTCAAGACCAAGATCAACTTCAATAGAGCTATCCATGCCGCCGCCGCGATAATTTTCAACGACCAAACTCAAATTCGGTAGGGTGACACTTTCACATTTTGCTTGATAGGGAATGCCATCGACAAAAATGTTAAAATATTTCAAAACTCTTGGTAAAACAGGTACTGTCATTAAAAGATCTCCTCTAGGTAATCATTGATGATTTGTGAACGGAACGTGATGTGTTCTGCGGGTGTTGTCGGGGTAAATTCCACATTGAAATAGACTCTGCCGCTTTCAATGGCGCTTGCTGTATTAAGCTCTAGATCAGGTGTACAACGCCCACCAAGAATAGCGCCTTGTGCTTTCAAATCACGCAAATAGGCATTAACGCTTTCACTGACATCATGCATGTACGTTTTTTTGATATTGCGGTCGACAGCCCATAGGTGTCCGCGCAAAATAGCATCATTGATCATATCTGCGGTGCGCACCACGGATAAAAAAGCAAATTTTGTATCGCTTGAGAGCGTGCGATTTCCCCAGAGACGATAGCCATTTTCGCGAATAATGGTTGTGATGTTTTGTTCATTGAGAAGGTTGGCACGGCTTGATCTGTCCCCAATGGAAAAATCAATGGGGCGCGCAGTTCCCACAATGCCATTGATCACTTTATTGGAAGGGGAATGCCAAAAGCCATGGGTAAAATCCGTTTTGGCAATGACACCAGCAACCGCTGCACTTGCTGGTTCTTCTATGATTTTGCCATCACGATTCACCTTTACAAACGGGTCAATGAGAATGGCGCGCTTTGAATCAAAATCCTTTGCTGTGCTAAGAGCTGCTTCATCTGTTGTGTTGGGTGCATCAAGCACCACAATGGCGCGCAAACGCTCGGCAATGCCAATCAATTCTGCTGCTATCCCATAACTTTCAACTGTCACAAGTGGTTCGTCTTGATAATCAAGTCCTTCTATTGATAAATCAGTTGTAGTACGCTTATTCGTAAATCCTGGAGCAATCAGAATGCGTGGTGTTTGTCCTACAATGGATTGTGCTCCAATGAAAGCATGAACACCTTCATAAGCGCCATTTGCGTTCACACCACCTAGAATATTGGTGAGTGTTGTATTTTCGTTGTCACCTTCTTGCACGCGTACGACAACGACAATTGCGCCCACTTGCTTGAAAATGAGATCAAGGGCATTGGGTAATGTACCGCGTCGTTTTCCTGTTCTATCCAGTTTTGCGGCTTGTGAAAGAGAGCCTGCTACCAAAACCGGTGTGTTAAGAGGAAAGGCTTGTTCATCGGCATCGGGTGCTGTGCCAACAATTCCGATAACGCCAGACTGAACTGCACGAAGGGGGCGGGTGCCGTCGTCAACCTCAACGACTTCAACACCGTGTAAAAAACCTGTTGCCATTTTATACTCCTTTGAAATATTGGCTAGAAATGAATGGGGAAAAATGAGGGTTGGATTTGAAATCGCACCCTTTAAAACAGCAAATCATCAGGATTTTGGTTCACTCGCATTTCAAATGCGAGTGAATAGTAAAGGGTAGCATTTCAAATGCGATCCTTTGAAAACAACAATATGTGAAATAATTTTTTAAAAGTATATTGACACTAATAAACCCTCATGTTACCTGAATCACAAGTGCTAGAAACACTAAACCATTAGCGGATAGGTCACGTAAGATCTCTCCCATGCATTTAAAATACTGATTGTCTTTTATGCTATTATTGGCATATAACGATTTTGTCGGGTGTAGCTATACTATACAATACCTTCTCACGAGGGGAAGGCATAGCGACGGACTAATGGCCGTGTTTCTAACGCCCGGCACCCTTGGGGGTGTCAATAGAGACATTAAAACCATTAGGAGTTCATCATGAACAATTTAGTAACAATCGATAGTGCTGGTATTGCTGTTACAACTTCTTTAAAAATTGCCGAGGGTGTGGGGAATACGCATAAAACAGTTATACAGTTAGTACGCAATAATCGTAAGGATTTTGAAGAGTTTGGTTCACTTGGATTTGAAATCCAAGTGAGTAAAAGAGACGGTAAAGGCGGTCAAAAGAGAGAAGTTGCTATTCTCAATGAACCACAAGCAACCTTACTCATGACTTATATGCGCAATAATGACACGGTGCGCGCATTTAAAAAAGCTCTCGTTAAAGCTTTTTATGATTTAAGAAATCAATTGATTGATAATGACCGCGATACACGGTTTGATTTTCCTAGCAACTGGAATGAAATGGGAGCGACTGAAAAAGCTGTCTACATTTATGGACCTCTCCATATGCATCTTGTTAAAGCCTTTACGTTAGTAGAAGAGAGTAAACATTATAAAACGCTTGTTGAAGAAGCCAAGCAAGTTTTAGAAAAAACTATTGTAAAAGCTGCTTAAGGTGAAACATGCTTTATCTCCTCGTCTTTAAAGGTGGGGAGAAGGTTACGAATGGCTATGTTCCATTTGCGTATCTACTTCATTAGCTGTTAGTGTTGGAATAGAAGAGACATCAATGTCCCTCAAGGCATGCCATGTATCATAATTGGCTTGAAGCTGTAGCCAAAGGGCTGGTCCATTTCCTAACAATTTACCAATGCGAGCTGCTGTTACGGCTGTGACTGGACGTTCTCCTTTAAGGATACCGTGCAAGTGCTGGCGTGATATTTGAAGAATCCTAGCAATTTCGGTTTTGCTTGCATTTAAATGTTCTAAGGATTCAGCTAAAATTTCTCCTGGATGAGAAGGACAACGATTAGGATTACGTGTGGTCATGGATAGTCTTCTTTGCAATTAATTTTAAAACCGTTACAATTTAAACAATATGCCATTGATATTATATCATTTAAAGAAATTTAAAAAATGAACATCAAGCCTATTCGCACTGAACAAGATTATCAAGAAGCCTTAGAAATTGTGTCTGCAATGTTTGATAATCAACCTCAAGAGGGGACTCCCGAATTTGATCAAATGGAGGCTCTTGTATTATTAATTGAAGCTTATGAAGCCGAACACTATCCTGTTTCTCCAACTCATGCGTAAAGAGAAGCACAAACTCATGGAGGGAATAAACTTGCACGTCAACATCAAGGATTTTACAACCACACCAATAACTGTCTGATCAAATATTGCTAAAAACTCAGATCTCTTACCATCCTTAATAAAGTGAATACGAAGTTTAAATTCTATTGCCATTTTGCTCTCCAAATCAATGGAGAAAACATAACAACAAGAGCTCCCTTTCATAAGTCTGACACTGTCAGTCAAAAAAAACCTTTAAAAGGGCTTTGAAAGATCAATAAAAAGGCTTTGAAAATCATATAAAGCCTTTAAAAACTTATACAAAAACCTTTAATTTAACTGCACCATCTCCACCCCGTCCAGCACCACTTGCTGTTCCATCCTCGCCATCTCGATACCCGCCGCCACCGCCACCGCCTTTGCCTAATTCAGCGCCGTTTCCTCCATTGCCACCATACTGGCTTTTTCCACCATTCCCTCCATTATTAGGTACACGACCATCACCTCCACTACCACCTCCACCTGCACCACCATAGCTACTATCCCCCCCATTGCCACCACGACCATTATTGGTACCACCGCCACCGCCTCCTCCTCCATGCCATGCATGGCTTTTTCCTGAAAAACCACTCTCGTTGTTGGACATAGAGCCACTACCACCTGAAACACCACCGCCACTATTCCCACCAATATAACCGTTATTTCCCTTGCCCCCGCGAGCTGTAAGAACAGACCCCACTAATGTATTGCCACCATTCCCACCATTTCCATATCCGCCTTTTCCTATCGTTATCACGTCATTATTCTGCAATTGGCGTTTTTGAATTTTTAGAGTAACACATTCACCGCCACCACCACCTCCACGTTGACCACCGCTACCGCCAGCTCCCCAAGCCGTAATTTCAATTTCCGTATCATCTGAGACACCGTCAGGCCAGGGAATATTGCCACTCTGCAGCATGGTAATTTCAACGTATTCTTCTTTACGTTTTTTGATTAAAGAATCTAATAAAGCATCCACTTGCGCCTTGGTATAAACAAGATCACCATCGACTTTTAAAGGTCCTTTAAGCAAGCTTCCCTTTGTGCTTAGGTTGGTGACCACTTCATTATTATGGGTGAGGCTAAACGGAGAATTTCCTAATAGCTCTAAGCCACCACTCATCGTGACTTTGCTGGTAAATTTATTGTAATTCCGCCATTCATTTGGATTTGCTAGGCGCCCATAGCTTGTCAGATCTTGATTGATTTTGGCTCTAAAATCATCAAGCCCCACGATATCTTCGGTTTTATGTTGGTGCGCACCTAACAGGGAGACAGCACTGCCAAAGGTAAAGTTATTGTTGCTTGATTTGTAGAGCACATAATTGTTAGCAGCATCTTTTGCTCCCTCGATATCGCTTAAATCAGCAAAAGTGAAGGTTTTATCCGCTGCCATTTTACCATTGAGAGCGCTTTCTAGATCTGTGATTTCGCTTATGGTATGCGTGTGTTGTAAAGGTGCCTTTTCGTCTATTTTTTTCTCAACTTGCGCTATTGCCTGATCAATCTTGGTCAAGTTTTCACGCAAAATAGGGAATTCAGAACTGATAAAACGCCCCTCTTTAGGCAATTCCATGTCGAGTTTTTTGGTTTTTGTCATCTCTCATTTTCCCCTCATAATATGCCGGCGCCAAAATCACGCACCATGGAGCGTGCAGCAGGTCCACCGGTAAGCGTGATTTTAAGGCGTGCTTGTCGTGCTGTTTTGTCACCACTGATAAATTTGCGTTCTGTCCAAAGTGGTTCAGCAAGTTGTTCTGTTTCGTCGAGTTTTAAAGGGACAAAGGTACCATCATCCAGTTGCATCTCGAGGGTGAAAGAGGAACCGCCCGGCAAGAAGGTTTTGATATAGCTGGTCAATCTTGCCTTTTCCCCAAAGGCAAAAGCCCGCGTGATATAAGTTGCTGTTTTATGAATCTTTCCTGCAATCAACTGAACCGGGGCAAATAACACCGGTGAAAGCTTCTCTGTGCCTTTAAGAATGGCGCGAAGCTTGACCTTTTCACTGATATATTCGCTAAGGCTTAGCAATTGAAAGGGTAGCAGTTGGTAAATCGTGCCGTTGTTGCGTTCAATTTCAAAGATGACAGAGCAATCGCTTGAAGGCAATTCGACAGCTGCACGCACTTGCAAATCAGAACAATCCACAAGATCAAAGGTGCCTAAATCAACCATCTTTTCTGTTTGCCTGTAGCGTGCAGCCAACACCCGAAAGGCTAATGCTTCATCTTGATGGGCGCTCCAGCTCTGCGCATTGACAGAAGAAAAACGCGGACCCGTCACATAGGGGTGGCTTGAGACATATCTTTGGCTGTCTTTATCAAAATCCCCAAGTTTAGCCAGTGATACGGAATGATCCGCATCATCGGTTTTAATGACAAAGGCGGTCAGACGATCATCAGGGACGGTTAAGGGTACATCATAGCGTGCGCCAGTCCACCCTTCCTTTGCACCCTTCATTGAATAGGAGGTTTGTGCTTGAATATCAGCGGTTGGATAACCGTTTTCGGTAGTGACCAAATCAATCACCAGATCATGGTTTTGATTGCCTATTTTACAAAGATGGAAATCAATCCCTGTGATTTGTCGTGTTTCATCGGGAGTAAAGACTTGGGCTTGCGGGTCTACTTGTGTCCATATTTTCACTGTGGTGGTACGTCGCATCACCTTTACATCAATCACCCCTTGACCGGTAAAAAGCCCCGTTGCTGTTGTTCCACCTTTCCCTCGTGCTATAACATTCTTTGTACCAGCCGTAATGTTTGGAGGAATCTTGAAACTCCCTTCAAGGGTGCCTTTGCTATCGGCAACAAGGCGGCTTGTTGGCAAGACATTCACGCCATCAAAGGTAAGACTGTCCAAGATTTCTCCACGACCAAAACCTTCAATCTTAAAATTCAATTTAATTTGTCTTAAAAAATCGATTTGCTCTCGAGTCTCATTGATGAGGTCATCACGTACTTCCGTGTTACGGATAGTTCTCCCGCGATTCCATCCCATATTGAGTTGATTGGTGACACTTGAAAGCCAATCGGTGCGCTGTTCATGCCAAAAATCTGTTGCGGGGTTCAAGGTAACAGTCCCGGGCAAAGGCGCAAAATTTTGATAGGGGTTGATCTTTTCGCAAGCCGTTGTCAATTCTTGTGCAATGATCACTTCATTTGTCCAGTCAAGGGTGATGGGTGCGGTCAGGTGAGCGGTGTAAAAGGTTGGATCAATAGCAAGCTGTAAAATGCCATGACCAATAGCTCCTGTTTGTTCAAAACCTTCGTCTCTGTAACTGTCATCGAGAAAAGGGTCTGCAAACATGCCTTTTTTGGCAACGGGCTCTTTAGAGTCAACATTGCTTTTAATGCGCTCTAATTGCATGAGGCGGTCAAGAGAGAGCACCCGTTGAAAATAACGCCACATCTCATCATAAGGCGCAACACGCGTGCCATCATTAGCCACTTGGGGGGTGCTAAGCCAATTGTTGGTAATGGTAGCAAGGGAGAGCACATCATCCGGGACACTGGGTGCCATGGGTTGGTCTGCCGAGACGCCTTTGATATAGACAACATTGCCTCCTGTGTTGAGACCAATACGGTCAATGCGGGGGAGTTTATAAGTGTAGCTTACAATGATATCACCTCCCTCAGCCCCTCCTGAGACGGTGATTTCCTGCGCTGTTACTTTATCCGCTTTTATGCTCGCGCGGTATCGATAGGTCACTTTATAACTACTGCCGGGGAGTGGTTCATCGCCCATGGGCGCCCAATCAATGGTGTCTCCGGTTTTTTTGAAATCCTTGCCTTCTTTAAATTCCCTGGTTCCTTGAACAATTTTGATAAAAGCGGTGATGCTTTTGTCCGCCACCCCATCACGCCCGGAGGCAACTGCACCGCGGGTTATTGTCACGGTTTTTTCTTTCGTCAACAAAAGGGAATGAACAGCAGCAATGGGAGCGTAATAGGTTTTAAAGGTAAAGCTTGTCTTGCCCTTTGGAGGTGCAAAAATATGGGTTTCACTAGGAACGGCACTTGTCGAAAAATCCTCGAGTTCTTCATAGCGCAAAGCAGCCAAACGCTTGCGTTTGAAACCATTGATATTGGCTTCTCCCTCTTGAATACTGAACACTTGCTTTTGTCCCTCTTGCCCCAAAGCTGTGACACGGCATCCCCCCACGATATAGTGTCCATGGGCGCGATCATACGTTGCAATGGCTTGCATAGCGGGTTCAAGTAATGAGGGGGATTTTTGATCAATCAAAACACCATCTTGCAAAATATAGACCGGAAAAAAAGTCCCTTTCTGGTCATCATCTTTGAGAGCCCAGACAAGTTTTGCGACCTCGCGTGCCGCCCCGGGCTCTCCTTCTGCCAAGGAGCCTGGAACTTGTCCTAACAGTTCTGGATCATCCTCATATGTCACCCATTTCTTTTGCAACTTTACACCGATTTCCACGCGCCCCATCATGGAAATATTCTCCAAGACAGCATTTGAGACGGGAAAGATATCGCCTGCGATATAAATCTTGCCCTCCGTTAAGGTAACGGTTTTTGTGTCTTTATTGACAAAGGCATCTGCTCGTTCAACGCGGTCTCCTTCTTGTGCCACAAGGCGCCCCAAACGGTCATGACGCCCCCTTATGATGGTTTGCATTTCATTGAGTTCACCACCTTGAAGAAAAGAGCGCCTGCCATAAAACACCACGCTTTGTTGTTCATCTTTGCCTACCGATCTATCAATTGCAAAGGGTAGTCCGCTTTCATGTTTCATGTTAAAACCTCAATAAAATCTTGAATTGTTCGCGAACATCAGCACGCAAAGGAATGTTGATGGGTGTTTTGAGAATTTCTACACCGCCACGTAGTTCATCAGCCCCTAACCAAAGTTTACCAAGGGGTGTTTGTTCTACGAGAGAGCCATGAACGAGGAGGGAAACAGAGGCAGCTTGTTTGTTCTCAACATCCTCAAAATCTGTGCGGGCTGCAAGAAACAACATTGTCCCTGTTGGAGAAGGATTAAATCTGTTGCCGCAATGGCTGTAAACACCCTCGACCGCTTGTTCGACAGGCTGTACAGCATAGCATCTTCGATAGCCAATCAGAGTGTTATCGAGATCTCTTAAAGCCAAATAAAGGGGACGGTTTTGGAACCACTTTGCTATGAGTATATCGCGTTCGTGTTTTTTGACCGAACACCAGGGGAAATTTGCCAACTCCCAAGGGTAATCGATTTGGTTCCAGCTTAACTCCTCATCCACATCATCAATCCAGTTGCCAATGAGTTTGCCTTCTTCTTTTGTGAGCGTGTGTTTGATTTGTGTTGTGCGTCCAAAGGAAAACAGTGTGTCACGAGCTGTTAAGCGCACGCCACTTTCAAAATCCAGCATGCTGTCATCAAGGTGTGACATATCGCCTTCTGTGGCTTCCACATCATAACCATAGGTGCTACGGCGAAAATCAGAGCGAAAGCTTTTGGAAAGGTCGACAATGGCTTCAATGGCTTCAAGGCTGCTTTGTTCAGGCAATTGATCAAAATCAAGTTGAAAGGAATTCCACCATGCACGCCCTGACCATGCGGGTGTAAAGCGTGCAGAAAGCTCTAACCATTTAAGTCCCAATTCAATGGCTGCAACAGAGCCACGCAAGCGCTGCCATGCAAGCCCTTGGTCAATCAGATCATAGAGGTTTGGAACATAAGGCGTGAGTTCACCAAGTCCATATTCTTCAATCAACCATGGCAAAAAGCGGGGAGGGCGTGTGATCAGTTTTGCACGTGAAATCCCCAAAACAGCTCCATCAACATCTTGATGAAAGTCGCAAGCATCGGCAAGGCGTTTCTCAAATTCTGTTGCATGTGAGGGGAGCAGCGAGCCAACCATTAGCGCGCCCGCCCTTTAAAGTTTAAGGTGATTTTGCCAATCGATAAGATTTCTTCATCACAAACCACACTGTCCTTTGTTGGTGCAATGGCAATCACTTTCTGGACACCAGGAATCATCAGTTTTGAAACCCACCACGAGAGGCTTAATTCGCGACCAATGGCTTGTTCTTGTTTCCAAGCCGTGCGTAAATTTGCCTCCATTGTCGTGAGAATTTTCAAAGATGCTTCTGGGAGCAGCCAAACATCGGCTTCTAAGTCCAGCACTTTTTTGACAGCAGCATGCACAATAATGGTATCATTGGTCATGATGATATTTTTTCTGTGAAGAGCTTGTGAAACTGTTTGTAAGAGATCTTCAGAGGCTGTCCCTTCTTCATTGTTGCCAAAAATAGCAACATAGATGGTTGGATCTTTGCCTTTACGATAGATAATGGCATCTTTCACTCGACTATCGGCTGTTAAGGCGATAAGCTTGTAATAGGGTTCTGTTCCACTTCCATTTCCCCCACGGGCATGAAGCTGTACGCGTTCACGATACCTCTCATCACTCTCACCCTCTATGCGGGCAATACCATGCCAGTTTCCCAAAGCATCAAGGGATTCACCGGTGGCAAAATCAAGAATATTATTGCGTGCTGCCTCGTTAATACGCTGTCTTAAAAGCAGTTCTCGATAGCTAAAAGCCTCTATGACTTTTACGGCTGGATCACTTTCCAAAAATGTATATTCAGGTAAAAGCTCTTTTAAATGGGTCAGAACAGCAGCGCGGATTTCCTCAAAAGAAAGTTCTGTAATAATTTCCGGTTTTGCAAGCGCTCTACTCATTGTATCAATAATCCTTCCATGGTGATGGGCTTTCCTGATGGCAAATACATGCCCTCAAAAGACAGAGAAACTTGTCCGGTTCCAAGCATTTTAAAATCAATCTTTTTGAGCTTAAAACGTGGTTCCCACTTGTCTAAAGCTTCAGCAACGGCGGCATAAAGAGCAATAGAAAAGCTGCTGTTAACCGGTGCATCAATGAGTTCTGCAATGCGTGAACCATAATCACGTCGCATCACCCGTGTGCCAATGCGTGTTGATAAGATATCAATAATCGACTGCCGCAAATGCTCTATGCCAACCAATGGCTTTCCTGTTGTGCGGTCCATTCCACTGTTCAATTTGGACCTCCTGTCATGGAGCCACCAGGGGAAACACCTCCATGAACATGGCTGTTTCCAATATTGGTGCCATTATGCTTTAAATCACTAGAATGGATGGAAACACCCTCACTTGAATGAAGAGCAATGCCATCATCCGAATGGAGTGAAACACTTCCACCTGCTTTCAGGGCAATGTTTTTTTCTGCACTTAAACTCAGGTCACCTTGTGAAATAATTTTGATGCCCTCTGCGGCTTGCAGTTCTAACTTTTTACCATCCCCTTTTATCGATACGCCATCAGAAATCGTGAGACTAAACTTTCCTCCTGATGTGAGGTGAAGGGCATAGCTGTTTTGTTCATCGTCATACTCAATGGTGGTTCCATCTGGATAAAGTGTCTTATGAAGATTGCCTTTATCGGCTGCTTGGTTTGCATCGGTATGAATAGAGCCAACAATCACCCCTTGTGATAAATCGCCTGATGATGAAACAACAACCACTTGTTCTCCAACATCGCGCCCTTCATAAGAGCGTGTTTTACCAGCACGGGCTTGGGTATCTGGAATCCAATCACTGACAAGATTTCCAGTTTTTACTCGATAGCGTGCGTTTTTATGGTCAACATGGCTAATTTTCCCTACCACAACCATATTGGCTACACGTCTCTTTAAATCGGTGATCTCTTTATCGCGTCGCTCTAACATGGTCACCTTCAATTTTATGGTATTTGTCTTTGTTTCCCATACCTGTTTCGGGTTTAAAACCGACAAGGGGTTCAACAACTCCTACGGTTGCCTTTCCTTCATCAGGGCAGGGGATATTGGTTATGTGCGTCACGTCAAAGGTTAAAATTGCACCATGGAGTGCTAGGGAACCATTATCACCAAAGGCAAAAGCAATATTTTGTAAGCGGCATGTCTCAACGGTGTTGTTAAGATTGGGATTGGCATAGAAAATCTCTTCAACTTCCCATGCTAATTGGTCAACAAAACGTGCGCCATCTTCACATGTTGCATAGCATTCAACATCTACTGTTAAAACACGCCGCCTTAAGCCAAAATCATGTCCATCTTCAATGGTTTCACTTTGCGTTGAGATATTAATAGCTGGCATTGTTTCAATAAATAAATTGAAGTCACGCATATTGAAAACATTGTCACCAGCCACTGTTTTTGCTGCCTTTATTAACGCAACAAATGTTTCTCTTATCGTCTCGCGGGGGTGCATGGGGGGGCTCCTGTTCAATTAAGTGTATAAAATGATTGACTAGGATTAATAATGATACTATTATTGATTATGAGTAATAAAGTTGCAAAAATAATCAGCTTGATGAAAGCATCACCAAAAAACATCAAGTTCTCAGATTTGTTGGCTGTATGTGTCTATTTCTTTGGAGAACCAAGGAACAATCGTACAAGCCACTTTGTTTTTAAAACACCGTGGCTTGGTGATCCTCGTGTGAATATTCAAAAAGATTCTGGCAATAAGACAAAAGTCTATCAGGTTAAGCAAGTCTTACAAGCGATAGAAAGGATGAAACATGAACAATAATCATTATACATATCGTGTTTTGTGGTCGCAAGAAGATGAGGAATATGTCGGATTATGTGCAGAATTCCCATCCCTTTCATGGTTAGACGCTCAAGCAGAGAAAGCTTTAAAAGGCATTATGGATCTCGTTTCAGAGGTTGTTGAGGATATGCAACACAACGGAGAAGAGGTTCCCGTGCCTTTGTCACATGGTAAATATAGTGGTAAGTTTCAATTAAGAATTCCACCAGAACTTCATAGAAAACTCGCAATTCAAGCCGCCGAAAATGGTGTAAGTTTAAATAGATATATTTCTTCTAAACTTTAAAGCTTTTAAAGGCGGCTTATACGCACCAAAAAAAGATTAATTTTTATGGAAACCTCTCAATTAAAACAAATACCCGTTTTCAAGACGGATGAGGAAGTAGAGAACTTTGTTGATACTGCCGATCTCACGGATTATGATTTAACTGGTTTTAAACCCATTTATTTCGAATTTTTACCTAAAGAAGCCTCTTAGCCACCTCCCCATTTTGGAGAACGGGGAGGGGATTTCTGTTTTTTGAACTTAAGCAACCTTTTTAATAGGGTTATCCAAATCTGGTTCGTAAGCGCGCAACAAAGAATCCATGCTATGCGGTAACTCTGAATCGCCAAAATCTGTTAGAACTGTTAAGATTTTAAGTATACTTGGCATCTCATCTTGAAGTTTTAAAATCAAAGCTTTTTCTATTACACTCATAGTATCAACCAGAGCAGTACAATCTTTATCATTCATATTTTCATGTTTAGAAAATTGAGATAATGCCATCCACAAATCGCATAAGAAGTTGGTGTCTATCTTCATTGTACACCCCCAAAGATTTGCTCTCTTAAGCATGCCAATCCTCTGGAGGTGATTTTCGTTGAAGGGAGCACCTTTTCTGTACCATCCGGTCTTTGAATGGTGATAGCAGGGCAATCCATAAAGCCTTTCTTGATCTTGTCCTGATAAGGTAACAGAGGCGCCCCTGGAGCTCGTCGATAGACCCAGTCATGTTTGCGCAAGTAATCGGTTAAGTCCTTTGGTCGCACCTCCAACATCTTCGCCGCTTCAATTAAACCAAACAGACCATCAGAACGTTTTAACCCTTCCAAAGCCTCTGCTTTTGGTGCTAATTCTGCAATAACATGGTCTTTTTGCTCGATTTGACTTTGTAGGTGATTCAAGACACCAAGTAATGCTTCGGGTTTGGAGTAATCAACTTGTGGAGGGGCTATCTGTGGTGTTGCTACTTGTTTTAACCGTCTTTCACATTCGATAAAGTATAAACGAGCTTCTCTACCTTTCTTATTATTTTCAAGCATAGAGAGCTCTTTGGCTACGCTTAAAGTCAGATGATAATCTTTACGATTGTGACCACCTCTGCCTTTGCTCCCCAAAATCGGGGAGCAAACAAAATCTTGATTTTCTAATAAATTATATTTGTTGATACGGTCAGTAATCCAAGTAGAGAAATCTTTTCCTATTTCCAAAAACGTATGTAATTCACGTGCATTTACCGTCTGAACAGTGTCGCCACCAATACTGGTTTGATATATGTCGATTAAATATTGTGCCATGATTTGGCTCCTATGTGCTTAAAGGTTTTTCATTGACACTCTATGAAGAGCGCCGGGTGCTGAAAAACACGGCACATAGCCCGTCGTTATGCCTTTCCCATAAGGGTATTGTATAGCATAACCACACCCGACGATATTATTATATGCCTGTAGCATATAATGAGTCAAAGCTTTTAATTGGCGGTGAAAAGACTGTTTCGGCAATCTATCCGCTATGTGTTTAAGGTGTTTTTCAAGCACCTGATTCGACAATAGACATAATGTTGACATGTTGTCAAACAAAAAATTAAAATATTGACGAGCTTCATGTCCTTTATCATTACGTTCGATCATGGAAAGGTGTTTAGCCATGTCTAAGGTAATGTGGTATTCTTTTACTTTTCCACCGTTTTCTAAATTTTTAGAAAGCGTTATAAAGTTTATGTTTTCCAAAAACTTACATTCTTTAATGCGATTTTTAATCCAGTCATTAAAGCGGGCTTTTATCTCTAAAAATGCATGCAATTCGCGTGCATTGACTGTTTGAACAATCTCTTGTCCAATTGCTTGTTCTGATATTTTAATGAGAGTCATTGTAAACTCCTTGTGGGTTAGATGTTTGTTAATGACACTCGAAAAGAGTGCCGGGTGCTAACAAACACGGCCACAAGCCCGTCGCTATGCTTTTCCCATTAAGGGTATTTTATGGCATAGCTACACCCGACAAGCCATTTATATGCTATACGCATATAATGAGTCAAAGCCTTTAATGCGCGGAGAAAAGATTGTGTCGGCAATCTACCCGCTTGTGGATTCAAGGTGTTTGTTAGGCACCTGATTCGATTATTCATATTGTCGCCACATTGTCAAGCAGTAATATTACATTTTTCTCAATTATATAAGTACGTCTTTACTTCATTTGTCGACTCGCTTTAGATTTTCCGCTTCACTTTTTTATTTATAGCGGAGGGGAAAATAATGCTTGATACACTTAATATAATTGCGATGATCGTGTGCTTGTTATCATTGCCAATGATGATTGTCGGACTCGTTTTAGTATGTATAAAGAAATGGCGGAAAAACGGACTAAAAACTCTTGGTATTGGAGTTCTATTATTTATCAGCTCTGCAATAGTAGGTGCTTCTGTACACAAAGACAAACCAGATCAAGTTGCACACAATAATGAAATTGTTTCTTCTTCCTCAACTTCGTCAATAGATGTTAGCTCTCAAGATGAAAGCATGACTCAGGTACCAGCTGAGAGTATTGATAAACAAATCACCTCCATTCAAGACAATAAATCAGATGAAAATGATGGATTAGGCTTTTGGGGATGGTTTTGGTTAATTTTCTTTGCGTTTTTTGCATTTTCCATTTTCGCTTATTGGCAAGATAAACGCAAAAAACGTTTTGAAGAGAAAGTTCCAGAACAGGTTTCAATGTCGCTCCCTCCTGCACATCCTTCTTCTTATTTCTCAGTCGTTAATAAAACATCTCCGGCATTTAAAAACGAACGATTGGAAAAGGGGATCAAGATTTTTCTCCTTTGTGCTCTATTGATTGGGGGCGTAGTAGCAATAATAAGTATTTCACCATGGTTATTAGTAGCCACTATTATTGTTTTACTTTTGGGGGTCGCTGTCCATTCTGAAAATAAAAAAGTAAAGCTTTTTGAAGAACAAGTTGCGATGTTGCAACCAGACATTCCTCCCTCTAATTTTGAGGAAGGATGTAAAATGCTTCAAGAACTTGACGCAAGTGAGTATGATTATCGTTTAGCACGCAATGAAAAACTGTTGGGAGTTCAAGAACGCGTTTCCTTTGATATTAGTAAAAAGACCAGACTTTTGGGACGTCTTTTGGTTACAGATAAAGCTATTGTATTTGAAAGTCCCGAAAGGAATGAAAGGACTACTTGGACACGAATTGCATCAGTAGCTATAACATACAAAGGATGCCAAATCAGTCGCCGTACCGGTGTTCCACTGAATTACCAATTCACTGCTTTTTCAAGTCCAAGGTTTACAGCAGTAATTCGAACGCTTGGATAGCCTTATTGATTTTAAACACACCAAACAAAGATACCTCATTGTTTTTGCTCCCGTAAAATAAGTTTATACATACCGGATTCTGAAGCTTGGACATCTGAGACAATGAAGTATTCTTGAGAGGCGTCTTCAGTGTTTTCAGGCGCCATCACAACAACGCTATCTTGAGGTTTTGGTGGTATTCCCCCGATATCATTGATACAAAGATCAAGTTCCTTTTTTGCGATTGTGGTGGGGATTCTGCCACCAGCCTCCGATTCCGAATGTTTAATGGTGTAAATCGCTGTAATTTGAAACGATTGTTGATTATCCTTTCGCGTGTAGATGACGGGTTGCCCAAAGGTGTTGCGCACGTCTTGAATCATTTTATGAAGCAACCCATGCCATCGCATGTTATTTTCCTCCACTGACCGCTTTAAAGAGCATTTCAGGACGCGTGCAAATATAAAGCGGATAGCTATAGACCTCCGGTTTTACCCATGCATTACGGTCGTTATCAACGATCAACATGGTGTAGAGAGGTTTTCCAACCGTGTTGGCAAAATCCAAACTTTCTCCTGGTGCAAAGGTTTTTTGAAACACTCCCGGTGCATTGGCAGGCAAGAATTGACATTCATCAGGCTTAATGCCTATGGCGCGCTTTGTTCCAGCCTTCGCACTCACATTATAGTTGTGAATGCTCCGGTAATTAATGAAAGTGACGCCCGCAAAGTCAAAACTGCCAAAGCTCCCAGAGCCAATCGCACTTGGTGTTGCAACACCTCCAGCACTATTTAAAGTTTGTGCAAGAGCTGTGTTGAGATAAGTCTCACGAATTGTTTTATGGTTTTTCAATTTGGAGAAAAATTCATTTCCACAAAGCCCAATAATGCGTGAACGATCAGAAAATGCTCCCTTTGAAGCTTCAATCATTTTCATAATGACTTGATCAACATGATCCGCAACATTTGTTGTTTCATTATTGAGTTTAAAATCAATCGGCTTTGGTGGTGCGATTTCCCATTCCTTGTACCAATCGACAATAACAGAGCCATCGGCATCAAGCACAACACCCTGGACAGCGCCAAGTTGCATGTTTTCCCATGTCAATTCGATTTCAGAAATCAGTTTCTTTTGTTTTCTGGCAATATATTTCATTGCCGTCTCTAACTGGTCTTCTGTACCAAATTCCCGTCGGTTCTGGATTTCCTCTGATTTCACCGTATCACTTTTGGCAATACGTGTTGTTTTGAAAAAGCGGAGATTCCGCCCATCTCTATCACCTTCAACCAAGGGGGCGCCACGTTCACTGGTTTGAATCAAGGACAATGTATTGTCACGTCTTTCAATACCAACCACTGTGGTGCTTGTTTCCACTTCCTCAAAAAGATTAAGAGAACTAATGAGACCCGGTTGAAACTCATAGTTTTCAATCGCTTTCATCATTGTGGTGGCAGAGAAAGCATCATGTTTAAAAAAATTCATATCCATGTGCGCATTCTCCTATCGAAATAGAATGTTGTTATGGTCTTCTAAAAACTGAATGGCATCTTTCTTCTGATCGTCTGTGATGGCATCTGGCCATAGCAGTTCAGAAGCTTTTACGGTGCATAAGCGTGCTGTAATCACCGCGCGTTGATCTGCCTCTGTTGCATCAACAGTGGCAAAAGAAATCCCAACAGGTCTTGTACTGCCATCTGATGCTGATGGATTAAGAGGAACATATTTTCCTGTTGCCATTATTTTTCCCATAACAGTGCCGGCTTCAATGAATGCTCCTGATGCAAATATCACTTCTTCATTGGACATATCCGGATCGTAGGGTCCAAGATAAGCACCATTGCGTACGTCTTCATAAAAAACTTGACTCATTTTATTGCCCTCCAAGCTGTTTCCCATTTTGCATGAATTTTTTCCTTGCTCGTCCCATCCCTATGAGGAGCTGTGGTTGATAGTTTTAAAGATGCGCTTTTCGAGACAGCGGCGGTTAAAACAACATTTTTTGCTTTCTCAACACTCATGCCGCTTTTAATGGCTTTTGCTGCATCAAAAGAAACGCCTAAGCGCTTTGCTTGCCTTTCAAGGTTTGTCAGTGCCTCGCCACGTTTTCTTTCCTTTTCAAGAGCAGCTTTTACGCTTTCCTGTTTATCTTCGTCCTCATCTTCGTCTTCGTCGAAGTCTTCATCAATGTCGCTCTTGTTTTCGTCCTCTTCGTCTTCGTTGATGACGTCGACAACTTTTTCATCATCATCTTCTTCGGCGCGGTATTGTGTGCGTGCCATGTGTTTTGTCCTTCTTTTGTTGCTGTTGGGGTTTGTGATATGGAATCCGTTAAGGCTTCCAAAGCTTGCGCAAGGGTGCCCTGCGCATCTGCTAATCCAAGCTCTAAAGCTTGGATGCCTATAAAAGTTTCTGCTTTTGTGTCACGAATTGCGTCCGCACTCAGAGGTCTGTTTTTTGCAACCCAATCGACAAACATCTCGTAGAGCAGGGCACAATCGGCTTGCATTTTTATCTGTGCTGTATCGCTCAAGGGTTCGTGAGAATTGCCATGCGTTTTGTGATCACCTTCAAAAACAAAGGTCCATTTAAGTCCCTGTTTCTCATCTGCAAGAGATTGGTCAAGATGGGCGCAAACAACCCCAATGGAACCCACAACACCTGTGCGTGCAATCCATATTTGAGAAGCTGCACAAGCAATGGCATAAGCTGCCGAACAAGCAAATTCATTGGCATGCGCCCAAATGGGCTTGGCATATTGTTTTGAAAGGGTTTGAAACTCTTCAACCAAATCAAAGATGCCACCGGCTTCTCCACCACCACTATCAATATCAAGTAAGACAGCATTCACATCAGGCTGTGCAATGGCTTCACGAAAAGAAGCCCTTAAACCTTCATAAGAAGTCAAGCCCGATAAAGCTCCAAGCCATGCGCTACGGCGTACAAGTGTGCCATGAACCGGTATGATGGCAATATTGTTTTGGACCACGTAAGTTTCTGGTGGTCTGAAAGCTTCTGTATTACCTTGCGAATAAGCTTCAATGGGAAACTTTTCACCTGCAAAAAGGCGTGGTGCAAGAGCATTAAGGATGATATCAAGCTTTGTGGAGGCAAGCATGTGTGGAACCACAAAAAGCCGTGATGCCAAAAACGGCATGTCGAGATTATTCACCATTTTTGTGTGCCTCGCTGCCTTGGTTGCTTTCATAAGTCTCTGAAGGGTCTGAATCTGTGGTATCAATTATTTGATTGTCACCAGAGGATGCCGCCATATCCGTATCAAAAGATAAACCGCGTGCACGAGCATCTGTGTGTTCTTCCTCAAGTTCGGCATGAATGCTGTCGATATCAAAGCCGCGCTCGGCCAGTGCCATGCGTCGTGTTTTCAAGCCTGCACGGATTTCTTCTTTTTCTGCCGAAATATCCTTGTTTGGATCAATCATTTCAAGGGGTGGTGCAAAGCTTTCACATTGAAGCCATGGCAAGGGATTTTCTTCCCATCCGGGTAAGTGAACGCGTCCAGAAAGTACTGCCATTTCAACAAAACGTTCCCAAACAATGCGGTTAAACTGAAAGGCAATGATATGTTCACGCCATTGTTTGACATGCCGTCTAAACTGAATGATAGAAGTTCGCACATTGGAAAAATTACCGCGCGTAACGTCTCCAGTAACAACGGCATAAGGCATATTGAGAGCCGAGCAAATTTTTAAAATATTGCGAAATTGGAAAGCCTCATAAGAACCTCCAACCTCAACAGGGGTTGAAAATGTAATTTGTTTTTCGCCATCCACCATGTTGACCGAGCCAGGGTAAATTTTATCCACGTCAGCTGCCTCTTCAGGCTTCTTTGGGAGCCTCGTTTGTTCACGATTCTCCTCTAATGCCGCATCATGAGATTCCTTTCCTGTAATAAACACTGCAAAAAGAGCCGCTGTCCTTTTTCGATCAAGTTCTGCATCGTCATAGGATTCGAGTTGAAAGATCTTTGTCATAGAGCGCGTTATTTTGGGAGAACCGCGTAATTGTCCTGCGATACGGCGCTCTTTGATATGAAGGACCATTTCAGCAGGCACACGTATGCGGTCTTGGCTCTTAAAGGCTCTGTTTGCAGGGCAATCATCATAGGGATGATGTTCCCAGAAATGATAAGCAACACGCTTGCCACTTGCATTAAACTCAATCCCCATACGAATGTAATTGCCTTCAGTTTCAGCAGGTCCATTGTAGGTAAGGTCCAGCATTTCGGTGGGATAAATTTGCAATTGAAACGGCACACCAGAGCGCCCATAAAGGTCAACATAATGCAGCCTGACAAAACATTCTCCGGTTAAAAAAACCTCTCGTGCAATCGTTGCTTGTAGACCATAAAAGTTGGCATCTTCATCGTAGTCTGCTTCATCAACCCATTGCCACCATAAGTCTAAAAGCTTTTTCTTTTCTTCTTGAAAACCTTCAATACGAGGATAAGGTTTAATCCCATCACTCACAGCCGCAGAGACCCATTCCTCCGTTGCAGATCCATAAAGAGATTCATTGTCATAAAGCCATCTTGAACGGGCAACAATGGTATCACCGCATTCTTCAATTGCTTTATTGATATGTTTTTTTGCGGGATCAAAACCACCCATGCGACGGCTTTTGCTTGCAGCTTCAAAAGGCGGATTATGTTGACGAGAAATTGTAAAAAAGCCTGTGAGTTTATTGAAAAAGCCAGCCATTAATAGCCCCTAGAGATATTTAAATAAAAAACACGTGAACCTTTGCGTCCTTCAAGGTCCGCTATTTGCGTATTGATCATTTCAAGAGCTCTGCGCAGTTCCTCAACAGAGCGGTTGCTGACTTGCTTATCGCCGTGACGCACTGATTGCGCTCCCGAATAAAGAGCCTCTTCAATTTGTTCTCGCCGCCTTTTTAAACTTTCCAGTCTGTCAGTTTTGCTGTTTACTTGGTTCAAGTCTGTGCGCATAAATTACCTCCAGTCCCCTCGCATATAAGGACTTATCACTGTTCTGAATGGCTTCTTTTTAGGCTGTGTTGTCTGAGATCTTCTTGGAGAAGGAGAGGGAGGATGTTCTGATGTTGGCTGCTCTAAAGCACCTTCAATTTTAAGTTTTTCCAAACGCTCTTCTAAGATATCGACTTCTCGATTAAGGTTTATTCCTGCCGAAATCAGACCTTGTAAAGCAGCATAAGCATAGACTCTACAGTCCAAGGCTTCATTTCTTGCCTTTTCACTTTTTTGCCATTCAATACGCTTGAAACCTTTAAAATATTTAATGACTTTTCTTTCAGCGGTTAGCTGGTCAAAATATTCCTGGTCAAGGCTTTTATGAAAGTGTGTTGCACCAGCCCCCGTTGCTTCAGGACCCGATTTCTTAAACCGTGCTGTAATGATATCTTTCGCTGCATCAACCCCAACAATATAAAGATTAATCTGTCCTTTATTGTTTTTGCTTGGTCGGCGTGGCCATACCGCACGCCATCCCGCCTGTCCTTTAATCCCCCAGATACGCCGCCCCTCACGCGGGCGTACATAATTATAAACCGCCTGTGTGTGTCCACCACCGGTATCAATACAAGCCGCTGTTATCCTAATCCCCTCTTTATAGCCTGGATGTGGCCAGCGCTTTGCAAGATATTCATCCAATTGGTCCCACACTTCAAAAGAAGAGGGATCACCAAGGATAACTTGATAATCAATATGCCAACTTTCTTCACTACGCCCCCATCCCACCACTTCAAGCTCTAAACGGTCATTTTGCACATCAATGCCTGCTGTCAACACGACGGCTTGTTCTGGTGCAAGGGGATACTCTTCGCGTTTTGCATAGAGGCTGTCTGGATCAACAACTTCGCCTGTTCTGTCCTCCCATGGCTCTCCAAGCACTGTATTGACAAAAGGCTGTAGAAGAGCTGGATCATCCTTGGCATTTAAAAACTCTCTTGCGCATTCCCCCCATGTAAGCCAAGGAGAATAAAGTGCCGAAATATGATAAGAACGCAAATTGGGTCTGCTTGACTCACTGGTTGGGACCCAGCATGCACCTCTTTCTTCACACATGAGATCTGTTTTTCGGTGCTCGGCATGTTCATGACCACAATGCGTACAAACAAAAACAGCTTTTTCAGGGGCGCCTTTTGGCCATTTAATTTGTGACCAAACAATGGGTTGTAAAACACCACACGCATCACAAGGGACGTTGTAATATCGCTGGTCTCCTAGCACAAAATCCTTAGCAATACGGCTTGTGTCACGGTGGGTGGGTGTAGACAATTTAAAAATCTTTCTCTGCACAAAGGTTGAAGTGCGCTTTTCTGCAATCATCACCGGATCACCTTCGTTATCGACACTGAGAGGATAAGCATCCACTTCATCCAAAATCAGATAACGAATAGGCATAGAACGCAAACCAGCCGCACTGTTTGCTCCTGTAAGCATCAATGCACCACCATCAAACTCTTTTGAAAACATGGTATTACCGCTGTCACGTGCTCGCGCTGGGGCAATGCGTTCACTTAAAACTGGGCTTGCCATAATCATGGGATCAAGCCGCGTCTTTGAAAGCTTCTTGGCTGTCTCAACCGTGGGCATGACATAAAGGGCAGGTCCAGGACTATAATGAATAGCATAACCACAGAAGTTCAATCCTGCCTCTGACATGCCAACCTGCGCTCCTTTCATGACAATGGTTGTTTCAATCGGTTTGTGAGAGGAAAGGTTATCCATGATTTCACGCAAATAGGGGGTGCGTTTTGTTCTCCACAATCCAGGTTCAGCACTTGCTACGGTGCTAAGGTATCTATTCTTGTCCGCCCATTGCGAAACCGTATACGGTGGGTCCGGTTGTCTTGCATCATTGGCATTGGCGAAAAATTCTTCGACTGCATTGTCATCCATTATTCGTTTCTTGCAAGTTCTCTAACTCTGGAGAATGAGGATCATGAAAAGGCACTGGAATATGAACCGCTTCAAGCAAAGCTTTTCGTATGTAATAATCAATGGCACCGATAAGGCTTGCTGCATCACATCCAACTTGTGCGGCAATGCTTGCCCCGAAACGATGAGGAAAGTTCAACATGGCATCACGGTGTGCTCTTCCAAACTCACGCGCTGCTCTCTTGACTTCTTCACGGTCAACGGTTGTTTCGCGTAAGCGTTCAAGGGCAATCTTTTCGCTTTCAAGGGCAACTTGCATTCGCTCCAGTTTAATTTCGTATTCATTGGCACCCTCTGTAGAGACTTGTTTGATCTTTGTTCGCGGTTGACCATCTGGTGCTAAAAATGGAGCTGGGCGCTTTGTTGGATTCTCATTCCAGATAGCTGTTGCAAGCGCTTCATTGACAGAACCATCTTCAAAAAGAGCCTGATCAAATTTTCCTGTTTTAAAACGAGAAACCACTGCATTCGGTGAAACACGCATCTTTTTGGCAAACGCACGAAGCGATAGACCTTCACGATGCTTCTTTGTCATTTCTACCTCTTTTGCTAAATATTTTTCAACATTCATCCTTTTCTTTAGATTAGTATCATGTTATGATACATAAAAGAACGAATGAAGGTGACTTGGTAATTGAATCTTTTGCGGATAAGCGGTGTAAAGATCTTTTAGAAGGCAATCCACCTAAAGGTTTTCCCACAACTCTCGTGCGTATAGTCCAACGAAAATTATTTATGCTGGATAAAGCAGTTGATCTCAAAGATTTACGCAGTCCTCCGGGTAATCGTTTAGAGGCATTGAAAGGAGAGCGTAAAGGTCAATATTCTATTCGTATTAATGACCAGTTTCGCATTTGTTTTGAGTGGCGTTCTAATGGTGCCTATGAAGTTGAAATCGTCGATTATCATTGATCCGTAGGAGGTCGAGATGAAAAATTATATTGCTATTCATCCCGGAGAAATTTTACGGGAAGAATATTTAAAAGAATATGCTCTCTCTGCTTATGCTCTTGCCAAAGCCTTGAATGTTCCACGCACTCGGATAGAACGGATTGTAGCAGAAAATAGTCGGATAACTCCTGATACAGCACTACGATTAGCCTCTTTTTTTGATACAACAGCTGAATTCTGGCTCAACATGCAAGCTGCTTACGATGTCAGTGTCTTACAAGCTGAAAAAGCAGATGAATTTTCCAAAATTAGTAAATTTGAATGTAGAGTTTAATGATCTTTCCACTTATAAGGTTTTACGACGTAACAGATAATTGACGATCCGGTATAATCGGGTCTATATTCCGGTATGCGAACGGATACACTTCAAGTCACATAAGGATTATTGGTTTTCAAAAAAAACTTTGAAACAAGATGTGGCTACACAAAAGAAGATTTGGAAGCCGTGGATTCTCTACCACTAACAGATGAAGAACTTGCACGCTTAAAACCAGCTAAAGAAGTTTTACCACCCTCCTTCTTTAAGTATGTAATAGAAGAGCGCTGTAAACGTGGGTGAAGTCTTAAAAAAGAAAGCGATTGTTAAGCCAAACGATCTCTCCACTTTAAAAATAATGCTTTACAGTTGAAATTAAACTTCAATTGTATTACATTGAAATACAGTTGAGAGAGGAGAAATCATCATGGCTACCAGTCGCATGGTTCAAGCACGTGTACCGGAAGAAATTCAAAATGTCGCTAGTCAAGTTATTCAAGCTTCAGGTTTGACAGTGAGTGATGTTGTGAGGGTATTGATGACTCGTATCGCGCAAGATAAAGCTATTCCATCTGTTTTGTTTCAACCCAATGCAGAAACCATAGCAGCTTTTGCTGAAGTTGATGAAGGCAACTTAAAAAAGTTTCATTCCGTAGACGAATTATTTGATGATCTTTATGCGGACGATTGAACGTACGACTATCTTCAAACGTGATTTCAAGCGTGAGATGAAAGGACAACATCGGCATCTTTTAGATACTGATTTACGCAAAGTCATCGCAGCATTAGCAAACGATCAACCTTTAGAGATACGGTACCGTGATCATGCATTGACTGGAAATTGGAGTAATTACCGAGATTGTCATATTCGACCTGATCTAGTGTTGATTTATCGCTTGATTGGTCAAGATAGGCTAGTTTTAGTGCGTCTTGGTTCTCATTCACAACTTGATCTTTAAATCACCTCCCCACCTTAAAGATGGGGAAGGGGATGTTTCATTTTAAGCAACCTTTTTAATAGGGTTATCCAAATCTGGTTCATAAGCGCGCAACAAAGAATCCATGCTATGTGGTAACTCTGAATCGCCAAAATCTGTTAGAACTGCTAAAATCTTAACAATATTCGGTACATCATCTTGGAGTTTTAAAACTAAAACCTTTTCTACCAGACTCATGATGTCAACCAGAGCTGTACACTCTTTTTCGTTGATATTTTCATCATTAGAAAACTGAAACAATGCCATCCACAAATCGCATAAGAAGTTGGTGTCTATCTTCATTGCACACCTCCATGGATTTGTTCTCTCAAACAAGCTAATCCTTTTGGTGTAATTTTTGTTGAAGGGAGCACCTTTTCTGTACCATCCGGTCTTTGAATGGTGATAGCAGGACAGTCCATAAAACCTTTCTTTATCTTATCTTGATAAGGTAACAGTGGGCCACTCGGAGCACGTCGATAGACCCAATCGTGTTTACGTAAGTAATCGGTTAAATCTTTTGGACGTACTTCAAGCATCTTCGCTGCTTCGATAAGACCGAACAGCCCATCCGAACGTTTTAAGCCTTCCAAAGCTTCTGCTTTTGGCGCTAATTCAGCAATCACATGATCTTTCTGCTCAATTTGGCTTTGTAGGTGATTCAAGACACCACGCAACACTTCGGGTTTAGAATAGTCAACTTGTGGTGTTTCTATCTGTAAAGTAGCTGCTTGTTTTAACCGTCTTTCACACTCAATAAAGTATAAACGAGCTTCTCTACCTTTCTTATTGTTCTCCACCATAGAAAGTTCTTTGGCTACATTTAAGGTGAGGTGATAATCTTTAGAGGGACGACCACCTTGGAGGTTTTCCCCAAAATTGGTGAAAACTAAATAATCCTGATTTTCTAATAAATTATATTTGTTGATGCGATCTTTAATCCAAGTAGAAAAATCTTTACCTACTTCTAAGAATGTATGTAACTCACGTGCATTTACTGTCTGAACGATATCACCATCAATCGTAGTTTTGTGTATGTCGATTAAATATTGTGCCATGATGTTGGCTCCTGTGTAGTTAAACGTTTTTGATTGACACTTCAAAAAGTGCCGGGTGCTCAAAAACACGGTACACAGTCCGTCGTTACGCTTTCCCCGCGAGGGTATTGTATAGCATAACCACACCCGACAAGCCATTTATATGCCACAAGCATATAATGAGTCAAAGCCTTTAATGTGCGGAGAAGAGATTGTTTCGGCAATCTACCCGCTGTGTATTTAAGGTGTTTTTGAGGCACCTGATTCGACAATAGACATAATACTGACATGTTGTCAAACAAAAAATTAAAATATTGACGAGCTTCATGTCCTTTATCATTACGTTCGATCATGGAAAGGTGTTTAGCCATGTCTAAGGTAATGTGGTATTCTTTAGAAGGACGCCCACCTGAACTTTCGCTCAAAAAAGAGCAAAAGTCATATCCTTCTTTAAATTTACAGTCTTGAATACGTCTGATAATCCAGTCTTTAAAGCTGGTTTTTACTTCTAAAAACGCATGCAAATCACGTGCGTTAACAGTTTGAACAGTTTCCTGTCCAACAGTTTGTTCCGATATCGGAATAAGAGTATTCATAATGAACTCCTATCGATTAGAGGTTTTTGATTGACACTTTAAAAGAGTGCCGGGCGCTCAAAAACACGGTCGATAGTCCGTCGTTACACTTTCCCCACAAAGGGTATTGTATAGCGTAACTACACCCGACAAATCTATTATACGCATGTAGCGTATAATGAGTCAAAGCCTTTAATGCACGGAAAAAAGATTGTGTCGGCAATCTATCCGCTATCGATTTAAGGTGTTTTTGAGGCACCTGATTCGACAATAGACATACTGACAGTACATTGTCAAATAAAAATTTAGCAAATCTACGTAAGTAATCGGTTAAATCCTTTGGTCGCACCTCTAACATCTTCGCGGCTTCGATAAGACCGAACAGCCCATCCGAACGTTTTAAACCTTCCAAAGCCTCTGCTTTTGGAGTCAATTCGGCAATGGTGTTATCCTTTTGCTCGATTTGGCTTTGCAAATGATTCAAGACACCAAGTAATGCTTCAGGTTTGGAGTAGTCAACTTGTGGTGTTTCTATCTGTAAAGTAGCTGCTTGTTTTAACCGTCTTTCACACTCAATAAAGTATAAACGAGCTTCTCTACCTTTCTTATTGTTCTCCACCATAGAAAGTTCTTTGGCTACACTTAAGGTGAGGTGATATTCTTTACGATTGTGACCACCTCTACCTTTGCTTCCCAAAATAGGGAAGCAAACAAAATCTTGATTTTCTAATAAATTGTATTTGTGGATACGTTCTGTAATCCAATCCGCAAATTTTTTACCTACTTCTAAGAATGTATGTAACTCACGTGCATTTACTGTCTGAACGATATCACCATCAATCGTAGTTTTGTGTATGTCGATTAAATATTGTGCCATGATGTTGGCTCCTGTGTAGTTTAGACGTTTCTTAATGACACTCCAAAAGAGTGCCGGGTGCTAAGAAACACGGTACACAGTCCGTCGTTATACTTTTCCCAAAAGGGTATTGTATAGCATAACCACACCCGACAAAATCATTATATGCGTTTAACCTACAACGAGTCAAAGCCTTTAATGCGCGGAAAAGAGATTGTTTCGGCAATCTATCCGCTGTGTATTCAAGGTGTTTCTTAGGCACCTGATTCGACAATAGACATAATACTGACATGTTGTCAAACAAAAAATTAAAATATTGACGAGCTTCATGTCCTTTATCATTACGTTCGATCATGGAAAGGTGTTTAGCCATGTCTAAGGTAATGTGGTATTCTTTTACCTTTCCACCGTTTTCTAAATTTTTAGAAAGCGTTATAAAGTTTATGTTTTCCAAAAACTTACATTCTTTAATGCGATTTTTAATCCAGTCTGCAAACTTTGATGTGATTCCCAAAAATGCATGCAAATCACGAGCATTGACGGTTTGAACAGTTTCCTGATCAATAACCTGTTCTGATATTTTAATGAGAGTCATTGTGAATCCCTAGTTGTTAGATGTTTTTCATTGACACTTTAAAAGAGTGCCGGGTGCTGAAAAACACGGCAACTAGTCCGTCGTTACACTTTTCCCATAAGGGTATTGTATAGTGTAACCACACCCGACAAACCTCTTTATACGCTATACGCATATAATGAGTCAAAATTTTAAATTTGCGGAAAAAAGATTGTTTCGGCAATCCATCCGCTAGTTGCTTAAGGCGTTTTTCAGGCACCTGATTCGACAATAGACATAACGTTACTATCTTGTCAAGTAGCAATGTAGTCTTTTTCTAAAAATAATCATAGATTGTACAGTGTGTATATGAGTGCACATTAAATTCGTTATTTATCAATGTGTTATGTGTACAATGTACAGTCAATTTGAAAATTCTGTCGCTAGCGATAGTTCGCGCTGGCCTGCCCCGCAACGAAGCCAACCCGCTGGGAAGTACCTTTTACATTGATTTTATTGACTTTTTTATGGAAAAAACAAAGCATAAGTGATAATCTATTTTTAAAATTGCAATAAGAATAGGTAATGCCTAAACTCATAAAGATATGGAATATAGAGATAAAGCTTGAGAACATGATCTAGCCTTTCTTGTTGGCAGCGTATTCTTGACGAGCAAGTTGTCTCTGTATGTTTTTGGTTAATCTTTCATTGGCATATTGTGCAATAGCACTTGCAATCTCTGGCTTTGACATCACTTTAGCAATTGAAGGTCCTTCTTGTTTTGCAATGGGGAATTGGTCTCCATCATCTCTTTGAAACACATTCCCTCCCATTTTCAAATCAACACGCTTTGGAAAACTGCCTCCCTTGATAAAACCATGGGTCAAGATTTGTTTCTTTCCAAACAGTGTGTAAGTCACGCCGTGTTTTGTTTCTTTTGCTTTAAAAAATTTAAGAGGCAAGGGAGTTCCAGAACCAATGAGATCTGTCTCAAGAAACCTTGCTGTCGCCTTTTCTTTAATATAAACACCTCTTCTTATACGCTTTATTTGGGCGGATGAGAGGTCGGCAACTTGCTTCTCAGTAAAGCGCTCGACTTGCTTTGCTGCGGTGTTTAGAGCATTCCGTAAAGCCCAATGAAGGCGTGGTGCTTGAAGATTGGTAAAGGTATCTTTTACCTGTTGAAGATACCATTTTTGGTGGATAATTAATTTCAACTTTTAAGCCTTTTTGGGGGTAGGTGTTGAAGGCTTGGAAGCTTTGGATGCTTTTGGTTTTTCGAGAGAGGTTTCCTCTGTTACTGTTTCAGATGATATTTGGTTGGGTTCTTTTTCTATTTGCTTAATCTGTTCAACTGCCTTGTCGGGTTTTATTTTTGTTTTGACGTCAACAAAAGGTTTAGCAGCATTGGCGCGCTTGAGACGAGCATAGACTTGATTAGAAATCTCCACAAATGGATTATTGGGAGTTGAAGTTTCAAAACGAACAGTGCTTTTATTATCGCCAACAACACACATTGGCTTGGTGATGATTGCTTTCATCTTCTCTCCTTTTGAGGCAATGAATTAATGACATTCTTGGTCACTTAATGGCTTTTGATATGTGCAAAATAGATTAGCCTGTTTTATCAATAAAAACAGTAAGTTAAGCCCTCTTGAAAGCTTAAGATTTTATCAAATTTTAGGGGATGTTTTTGAAATTTAGACGCAATACAACTAGGGACAGCATGATCATTAAATAAAATTTTTTACACATTGTCAATAGAAAAAATCTATATTTTGTATTTTTTATCTAAATATTTATAAATATTGAGCAGTATAGGAGAGAAAGGGAATGACAGGTCCAGAAATATTAGATGCCGTGTATATGATATCAATGATAGTTATATCATTCTTAACTATAGCGTTTTGTTTTCCTGCCACCTTTTGATTTTCATTAATATTTTGCAGATCATATGCAATTATACGCTTTTGCAAAAAAATCTAGAGTGAGAAATTTCTCCATATTGATGAGCTAAATATTAAGCTCGTGACGGGCTGCTGTTGCCAAAAAAGCAGATCTTGTTAACCCTCTCTCTTGTGCACAATTATCAATTGCACGCAAAAGCCCTCGTTCAATTGATATATTTGTACGTACGACTTCTGAATCATTTTCAATAAAAGGAACTTGTATTAAAAAAGCTCCTTCTGACAAAGCTTTTTTGACAGCTTTCTGTTGTATCACTTCTTCAAATTTTAAAGGAACAGGCACTGTATCCATATCTTCACAGTAAAGTTGCAAAGCTTCGGTTGCATTTATGATAAGATTTTCTTCTTCATCAGCAGCAGAGAATAGACCTTCAAAATCAGGAAATTGAACACCAAAAGCAGAATCCTCATCTTTATGAACAAGAGCAAAAAATCTTTTCATTCTTCTTCTCCTTTTTTAAACCAGCCTGCTTGTTGTGCAATAGAACGCGCTGTACCAATTGGAAGATTTTTTTTAGGATGTGGGACAATAACAACCTTACCATCTTTTTTAAATTTATGGTGCGAACCTTTTACTTTGACAAGTTCAAAGCCATCGCGTTTTAATTTTGCAATTATCTTTCGGCTATTTTGTTCCATTCCCTAATCTCATAATGTGTATATATTTACACACTATACTTTTTCTTATTTTAAGTCAACGTTTTTAATAACCACAATGTTTCTGGAGAGCGTTAAGGACTATCCGCAATGAAGGTACAAGGTATGGTAATTCTTGATCTTCACTAACAAGATACTGTAGCGCAGCATAAAAATTATGCTGTCTATATAGGTGTTGTGTTTCTTTTATTACCTCTTGCATATTCAAAAATTGTTTTGTTGCAAATTCAACCCATTTTTTTCTAGCTGCTTCATCAGAAGATGAGGGCATTTTATCATAAATTGCACTAGGCAATGTTTTTGCACAGAGGTAATCATTTCTCACTTCAAGATATTTTTGTGCAGCATCATATTGGTCTTGATTGATGTTGCCTTGTAGATAAAGCCGTCCGATATAAGTACCGGAAAGCGGATTTTTTGCTTCTTGTAAGGTTAAACAGAAGCGTTTGGCACGCATTTCAATTGCCAATTTATCGATAGGATCAAGAGGCATTTTTGTCCGTGAGATACGACCATTGGGTTCTCTGATACATCCATTAATACGAGGGCGTCCGCGTTTTGTCCGTTTTTTTCTTTTAGCCATATTTTTTCCATCAGAATGGGACGCCATCATTAAGAGCTGTGCTATGATCTTGAGCACCTGAGGCAATAGCATAATTTTGAGAAGTAATGGGTGAGGGGTGTTCAGATTGCTCTTTCTTTGCATCAAGTAAATGCAACTCGCCTTTATATTGTGGCAGGACAATCTCTGTTGTGTAACGGTCATGACCGTTTTTATCTTGCCATTTACGGGTTTGTAATTTGCCTTCTATGTAAACCTTTGAACCTTTGTGTAGATACTGAAGTGCTATTTTTGCAAAATGCGGATTAAAAACCACTACGGAATGCCATTCTGTTTTTTCTACTTTTTGGTACGTATTTTTATTCATATAGCTTTCAGAGGTTGCCATACGAAAATTGACCACCTCAGCACCAGAAGTTATCGTTTTGCTCTCAGGATCATCTCCTAAATAGCCAATTAACATCACTTTATTGAGCATGTTTTCACTTACCTTAAATTGTATTTAAATATGTAAAAAATCTTAGCATAATTTGTTTATTTTTTCCATTATTTCAAATAGATATTATTGATTATTAACATATAACATTATGTTTTATATGACGAAATTAATAAATAATCGATTGACTAAATGCATTGTGTATCGTATCAAGTAACAAAAGGGGTCATATATGGCAATCGTTAGTTTCAAACATAAAGGGTTGAAGTTGTTTTTCGAAAGAGGAATTGTTAAAGGAATACAACCTGCACATGCTAAAAAATTAGCAAATATTTTAGTGATTTTAGATACGATATCCGCTCCTGAACAAATGACTATTAAATCATACCGTCTCCACGAGCTTACAGGCGATTTAAAAGGCTATTGGTCAATGCGTGTTAATGCAAATTGGCGTGTTACTTTTCGTTTTATTGGAACAAATGTTGAACTTGTTGATTACCAAGATTACCATTAATTTTTGAGGTGTTATCATGATGTACAATCCCCCACACCCTGGTGGTATTTTGAAAGAAGAGTTGCTTGATGAACGAGGATTGACAATAACAGAGGCAGCAAATCGTCTCGGCGTTGCGCGTTTAACTTTATCACGTGTTTTGAATTGTCATGCAGCAATTAGCATTAATTTAGCTTTACGCTTAGAAATAGCTGGTTTAAACGACGCAGAATTTTGGCTTAAATTGCAACAAAAGCATGATTTATGGCAAGCTCGGCATAATAACCCCATGCCGGATATTTCGTCTTTAGAGCAAGTAAGCCATCCTTAGCAATTAAGACTTGGCTTGACCGTTTTTTCGCTTAAAACACATCAAATGTTTTTTGATAATTTTTTAATTTCTCTATTGATCTCGTCTATGAGGGGTTCATAATTGAGAACACTTTTAGGTACCGCACCCCCATAAATCCACGCTTTTACTTGCGCTTTGGTGCTAAAGTCCGCATTCTCAGGTATTTTGTAATACTGACCGCCATCAAATTTTTCACACTCTCTTGTACCGTCTTCATATTCGTAGAGATTATAAAAATACTCAGCGGCTCCATCTCCCCACGGCACATATCCAACAGCGGTTGCAACAAATTTTTTTTGCATGGGCTGTTTACGGTTTTTTAAGAGCAAATGTTTTAAAATGGGCATGTTTTCATCCTATATTTTACCAATAGCGTTATTTGTCTCAAATTTGACCGTATGGTGCGTTTTATGTTCCTAATGTGGTTTGTATCAAAAAAGTTCTAAATCGCGCTGTACGGTGCCTTTTTGTTGATTTAAACGCATATCTAATCCAAAAAGATCAGCACTTTTCACTGAAAAGGATTTAACCCAATCTTCGGTTTTTCAAGCATTTGCATCAATTTATCCCATTTTTCAGCAGAAATAGGTTCTCCTTTCGGCTTAATCTCTGGTCTATCGAGTGAGGTAAATATCCCTTTAACAGTAGTTCGAATATCGTCTTCAAGCTTTTCACAGTAAAGCAAAAGATCAGCAGAAGCGGGCATAAATGTCGTCGACAAGCCTTCTGCTTTACCCTTCATCACATCCCTTGTTGCAGTTTTGATTGCCCAACGGCTTAAACCATCGAGAGAAAAAAGATAAGCAACAGCTGTGGCTTTTTCATCTTCTCCAGGTTGGCTTTTAAGTCCACCAGAAAGCATGAGAAACATAGCTTTTATTTCTTCCTCAGAAGCTTTTTCATCAAGCATTTGCAAAGCTTCATTACCCAACGAAATAATTCTCTTCGCTTCTGCAGGTGATGGCTTTTTGCCCGGTAGCCAATGGAATGGAGGGTTTTGCATCATCCTCGAACAAAAATTTGTACGGACTGTCTGCATTTTTGAAATCGGACATGTGTTGTGTAATTCTATAGGCACGACCGCGCTGTTGTCCTGTTTGGGAATTGGTTTGTGTTCCATAATTTTCTCCTTGTTTGTAATTTTTTGAATTTCTCACCCAGTTACGCCACGTTGCTTGCCAATCGATTTTGGTTGCATTTGCTCCAGCTTTTGAATGCCAGTAATCTCGAAACTTTGCGATTTCGACTTTGACACGCTCTGGAGGCAAGCCCTCTTCGATTGCAAAATCGTAATCGGGTTCGAAATCATCCGGTAATCGACAACCCCGATTAGCTTTTGACCGCTTGGCTTTCTTAGGAACGTTTTCTTGCTCGTGAATGGGAGGTTGGTTATCTGATGATGTTGCGATTTGATCTGATTGGCTCTCAACAGCATCAACCTCTGTTGGCTCTTCAACCAAATCCGTTGTTTGTAAATTTTCAGAACCAATTTCTTTTTTTGCTAAAACGATAGTTTTAGTTTTTTTATTATATATGTTATTGTTATTGTTAATGGCATCATTAAGCATTGCTTGTGCATTGCTAAAATCCCCACAAGCATCATGCTTAGCATCCTTAAGCATACCGTTAGCATCATGCTTAGCATTTTTAGCATCTTGATCATCACTCATTGTTTTTGCTTTATGATATTTTTCCCATTTTGCCTGCGCTGCTTTCTTTGCTCTCTCTGAAAACTTATTTAAATTTTCGTTTGAGTTATTGAGTTCTTCTTCAACATCTGAACTCCACAAACGTCCATCTTCTAAACAAATGATGTGTCCGGATCTAAATAAATAATCTAACGCCTTTTCAAATCTTTTTACTGTACAACAAGTAAAATGAGATAATATTCGTGCATCATTCAAAAGAGGTTCCCGCATGTGTAACATTCTTATCCGCAACTTCACATAAACATTGACTTCCATAGGTGGTAAATCAGAGAGTTTAAATAGCCACTGGTCTGTATTAAGTCTCGTCCAAGCCAATTTAGTTGACATATTTTACCTCCTTTTCTTCATTATTATTAAAGGTAAAATTATCTAACTCTTCACTGAGGTTATTGAGTTCCTCTTCAACATCGAGATTCCATAAACGACCATCTATCTCAATAAGTTTATCATTTCTCATGAGATATTCGACAATAGCTGCAAATTTTTTCTGCGAACAATGACAAACGCGTGCAAGCGTTTCAAAATCTGTTTTAAGTGGTTCTTTTTTTTCATACATGCAAACGAGAAGGGTTATATACACACCCCGTTGTTCAGATGTCATTCCATTTGTACCACTTATCCAGTCATACAAATAAAATCTTACCCATGGCATTGCATTAGACATGCGTACCCCCTTCTTTCATTAGATATAAAATTGCCAAAGCATCTGCTTCGTTGTCATCTTTAGGCGCGTGCCCTTTTGCACACACCGCTTTAATCATCTCTTCTTTTGAGGCATTGCCTTTTCCTGTCGTTTCTTTCTTAATCGTCCCAACGGGAATGCCTTCATAAGGAATTTGGTGATGTTCACACCACGCCGTTAAGGTTGCTAACAAGCCGCCATAAACATGCGCTGCATCCGTCCCTACATGACGGCGCACTTCTTCAAAATACACCGCATCAATTCTCCTTGCTGTCATCTTCATTTCAGTAAGCCATTGTTTAAAACGCAAATAACGCATCCCACCGCCTTCAAAGCGACGGGGCTGAAAATTCATGACGCCACTGAATATATGACCATCAGCACCGCATATAGCCCAGCCAGTCTTGCTACCTAGATCAAGACAGAGAATGGTTCGCGTGTTATTGATCATAATCCCCCCTTAGGCTCTACATATTTATATGCGTGCTATGACAGAGCGTGTTGTGATTGCTTGTCTTGAAAAAATGTTTTTGAAAAAGTATCCTCTCAACAATTCTAAAAAAGTGGGGAGGGGAAAGATGCAAGAATGGATAGTTGATAAGGTTGTATTCTTATTGCACCGGATAAATGATAGTGCTGTATTTTTGCTGCACTGGATAAGTGATAATCTTACGATTGCTCCTATCATTGCTACGATAGTTACTGGAATGGTGACACTTTTTGTGCAACAACGAAGCTTAAAAAAACAACTTAAAATCTTCCAACGACAAACTATAGCATCAGAAACCCAGACAGCTATTCTATTAGAAGATAAAAAAGCACGGGATTTGGGACCATATTTGAAATTGAAGGCAGTATTCTTCCCACAAAAATATGAAGGCACTTCACGCGTTAGGGTGAAATTGTGCATTATAAATCTTACTAAAGAAGATATAATGATAAGGAATATACGCATATCGAAAAAAAGTCCATTTAAGTTTGTTAAAAATGCTTGCCCTTTCGTTAGATGGCCATCTAAAACTTCAGCTGAACACCTCGTCATTAAAAGAACAACGCCCAAACTTATTGCGTTATGTCCCCAAAATATAAAATCAAATGCTTCATCAGAGTATGCTTTAAATTTTTTTATTATACGTGCTAAATGCTACACTTTTTTAGATTTCATAATTAGCTGCCGTAAGCCTAATTCCCGCAACATTGCAAATTTTACACTTGACCACACTTCGATTGTTAACCCAGAGGAAACATTCACTGTTCATTTTTGGGCCTCATATCCACGCTCAAAAGATACATATGATGAATTTGGCTCTGAATATTCCTTTTTGGCTGATAATCCTCATTTGTGGTTTTTTTGATGCCAAAATTAAAAGCATTCTCCTGCAAAAATAAAATCGATCAATCTTGGTTCTTCTTTTTTGTTAATTAAGCAAATGATTTTATTATTTAATTTATCAATTAGCTCCATTTGTGAAGCCAACTTTAATCTTTGTTCATACAGTGTCTTATTTTTTTGCTTAATTAAAGTGGATAGGTTTTCAAGTACTACTTGCTGTTGTTCAATTGACTTATCTCGCTCTGCAAGAGTGGCTTCATGCCATCTCATCCAACTATCAAATTTTGACTTATGCCATTCTTCTCGTTTTTTAAGAATTGTTGTGTGAGTTTCGTGTCGTTTCACAAGATCTTCTATGCTACAATCACGATCCGGTATCCGTCTAAATTCTTTCACCAATCTATCTCCATTCTTCATTTTCGAATTACAACCTATTAATCTACAAAGCTGCATATAGAGTTTCTTCAATATCCTGTTACTCATGATCTTTCTTCTTTAAGCCTGTGAATTATGCTGTGAGTGTTTGTTGTTGTCTGTAGAATTATTCATACAAATTGCCCCATCCGATGTTGTAAACTTCTCCGTTAAAGAAATCGTACTTTTTCCTTGTTCTGTTATTAGAAGAGAAACACCATGAGATTTATTCTCATACATATGAAGAAACCAATCTAGCGTAACCCAAGGTGGACCTTTGGATTCAGACAATTGGATAATTATGTTCCAATATTTTGGAGAAATACTATTGCGATCGCGCATTTTACGTGCAGCTTCATAGCTACAACCGATTTCCTTTGCAAATTGACCTATAGATCCCCAAGACTCAATCAAATTTTTGACATAAAAATTATTAACCATGATCAAAATAGTACATTACGTACAATTTAAAATCAAGACAAAATAGTACACAATGAATGAAAAAAATAGTGGATAATGTACGAATGAGTTATTTGCCAAAAGATAGACTTAAAATAGCACGTAAAAATGCTGGGTATGCAACACCGAGCGAGGCTGCGCGCGCTATATCAGCTCTTAATCAAAATACTCTAATTAGTCATGAAAATGGAAATCGTCCTGTTTCTCGACAAAAAGCCGAACTCTATGGACAAGTATTTAACGTCGATCCGGGATGGATTTTATATGGTGAATCTCCTCAAGAAAATCCTAGTCTTAATATAAGTATTCCTCTTATTTCATGGATTAGTGCTGGAGAGTTAAGCGGGCAAGATGGGATAATGGATTTTTCAGATTATCCTATGACAGAAGCTGTTAATCTTCCTGCCGGTGAATGGATTGCATTGCGTGTGGATGGTGCGTCCATGAATAAAATTAGTCCTCCAGATTCCATAATACTTGTAAATATGCGAGACAAAAAGCTTGTACCTAATGCCTGCTATGTAATTGCAGATGAAACTGGGCAAGCTACATATAAGCGATATAGACCAAATGATAATCCTCCTTTTCAGCCTGCTTCGTACGATAAAACAATAAAAGCTCCAAAACTTGAAGGTGCCATTTCTATAATAGGTCGTGTACGACGCACTATTCTTGACATGTAAGTACAATTAAGATTCTCTATTTAAGTTATCAATTAGATGCCATCAGCAAGTCATAGCAGATTATTGATTCTACAATAAACTGCATGCTTATTGATTCTTAAATTAGTCGATGATTCGTCATTTTTTATTTTTTTTGAAAAAAATAGTACATTTTGTACTTGACTGTATTTCATTCATATTGTACTAATATATCCATAAATTAACACAAACAATTGCCAAGGGGCGTTAGGGAGGGGAAATCATGGAAAAGCCAATTCTTATTCATTCCGATGAAATTTTATTAGTTGTGTATGATGATGATCAACACATTGGTCAGTCAGGACCACTTGATGCAAGCCAAGTTCAAGCAATTATTGATGAGGCAGAGGATGCAACACAAATTCTTCGCGTGAATCCTTCTGAGAAGAGTTGTGAAGATATCTCTGAAGAGATCGCAGAAGCATATGTAGAAGAAAATATTGAACGCCTCGATGCGGATAGTGAAGTCCATTACTTTATACGTGAAAGTGATGCCTACAATAGACTTTTAGATGATTTAGCAAAAGAAAAATATAATGATGAGATTTACGGTACTTATGAAGAGCAAAATAAATTGCGTCTTAGTGATGTCATTTAAATTCTAAGGGCGCGTGTAAAAGCGCCTTCTTTAATCTATCAATCCCATCAATATGAGGTCCGTAATGGAAAAGCTTATTGCTATTCAACAAAATACAATCAAACAGGAAACTGTTCAAACTATGTCTAGCCGTGAAATTGCAGAGTTATGCGGTAAAAGACATGGCCATGTAATGCGAGATATTCGTAAACTATTTAGCGAACTTAAAATCGACCTGAGTAATTTTGCTGGATTATACAAAGATTCAACAGGTCGTACTCTTCCTTGTTACCATCTTCCTAAACGTGAAGCTCTTATTGTCATTTTAGGTTACAACACTGTATTACGCGCAAAAATCATAGATTATTGGAAAAAATTAGAAGAGCAAGCAGCTAATCCTCAAATCGATTTTTCAAGCCCTGAAATACGAGCAGCTATCATGATGCATCTTAAAAATAAAATTAAACAGACTGCATAGGAGTTCATCATGAACACTCTCATAGAGATTAAAGAACAAGTCATTGGTCAGGATATTGTTCAAACTGTTAATGCACGTGATCTACACGCATTCTTAGAGGCAAAACGTGATTTTTCCAATTGGATTAAAGATCGTATTAGCAAATACAATTTTATAGAAGGACAAGATTTTATAAAAACACAAGATTTGCGCTCGCCAAATTTGGCGAACGCAAAATCTAGGGCTGTTATGGCAATTAATTATTATCTCACACTCGATAGAGCAAAAGAACTTTCTATGCTTGAGAACAATCAGAAAGGGAGAGAAGCACGTTTATACTTTATCGAATGTGAAAAGCGTGTAAAGCAAGCAATAACACCACAAATCGACTATTCAAGTCCAAAAGCTATGATTGGCTTTTTGAATTACCTACAAGGTCAAATAGATCAAAAAGACACCATCATTGAAGATTTAACACCAAAAGCCATGGCTCTTGAAAGCTTACAGCGCCATGATGGGCTCTTCGGTCTTACAGAAGCTGCTAAAATACTCGAGATGCAACCAAAACAATTCATTCAATTTTTACAGCAAAAAGGTTGGGTTTACAGACGTGCAGCAGGTGGAAATTTGCTTCCGTATCAAGACAAAATCCAAAAGCAACTGATGGATTGTCCAACCATCACGCTTCAAACCGCAAGTGGAATAGAAAAAGTCATTCCTTGCGCAAAAATCACCACAAAAGGCATTGGTGTGTTGTCTGAAGAAATCAAAAAACAAAGCATGCATTAAAAGGCAATAAGCATGGAAAAGAAATACGAACTGACTGATGAAACCACCGATATTGTAAGTTGCCATACATTGTACCGCATTCGTGCTTTAAGAGATTTTGATGATGTTAAGGCTGGCGACCTTGGGGGCTTTATAGAAAATGAAAGCAATCTCTCTCATGATGGCAATTGCTGGGTCTATGATAATGCTTGTGTTACTTGGGGTTCAAAAATTTATGACAATGCAAAAATTTATAATAACGCCCGAGTATATGGTGGTGGTCGCATTTTTGAAAACGCACAGATTTACGGAAATGCAATTGTTTATCCCAATGCAAGAGTTTATGGCGACGCAAAAATTTACGGAGATTCAGAGATCTGCGGAGAAAGTCGTATCACAACAAACGAGAAAAAATAAATCATGTATAAATATGAAATTAAACCTACCTTATGTGCACAGTTAGTTGTGAGAAATACGCACAATCTAGGTGAACTTTGTATCACTATCTCTGGGTATAAAGACGAGCCTTATGTAGATACCATAATTTCTGAAGATATAATGCATGATTTTTTAGGTGAGGATAATTTTAAAACAATGATGTCATCAAATGGCTTATTGGGATTTACATATTCATATGAATGCATACCATTTATGTGTACTGGATTTAAAATGGTCCCCCTATGCTAACAAAATCCTTATTTCACTTATGTATCATAACTTACGCGCACATACAGCAATATTACAAACTGATGACATCATACAGCCTATAAAATCCAAACTCTAACAACCAAAACACCTATTTTAACAGATGCGTGATTCACGCCACGGGGGAATTGCGCTTCAATGGAGGAAATCAAGATGAGTGAACTCAGTATCACGCAAACTGAATTAGTGGAAAAAACAAAAGATTGTGCAATCAAAGCAACGGCGATGGATCGCATTTTAACCAGAGCTTTAGAAAACGATGTCGATATGGACCGTCTCGAGCGTCTGATCGCATTGCGCGAAAAGGAAATAGAACGACAAAACTATCAAAGCTTTGTTGCTGACCTTTCCGCTATGCAAAGGGAATATCAAAAAATACAAAAAAACGCTACAAATACCCATACCAATAGCCAATATGCTACGCTTGATCAGTACATTGATGCCATCAAGGAGACCCTTTCAAAATACCACTTTGCTTTGTTTTCTCGTATCAAGGAACAGAGTTCAGACAGCATAAGCGTAGAAATGACTTTGACGCATCCGTCTGGAAATAAAATAGCAACAGAAGGAAAATTTCCTCATGATACGAAAGGATGTAAATCAAACATACAAGCGGTTGGCTCTGCTATCACCTATGCACGCAGATATCTTTTAGGCATGCTTCTTAATGTTGTAAGTGCAGATGATGATACGGATGGGAACGTGCCTCTCACAAGTGCATTTCCGCAGCAGATCAGTGAGATCAGAACACTCATGGCACAAACCCAAACAGAAGAAACCAAGATACTTGCTTATGCCAAAGTCAACAATCTTGCCGATATGTCTGATGGACAGGCTCAAACGGTATTGCATCTTTTGAAAGATAAACGAAACAAACAAATGGCAAAAGCAGAGCAATCTCTCTCACAACAAGAACAGCAAACGGCGGTGTAACATGGAGCAAAGAACAGCAGAGTGGTTTCAAGCAAGATTAGGCAAAGTCACTGCTTCAAACATTTACAATGTGCTCAGTAAAACAGCCAAAGGAACACCTACTAGCAAATATGAGGAGTACAAAATCAAACTCATGACAGAGCGATTAACAGAGGAAATAAGCCAATCTTATCTAACACCAGCTATGCAATGGGGCATTGAGCATGAAGAGGATGCACTAAAAGAATATGCCATCATTTATGACACAGAGGTCATAAAATGTGGTTTCATTCAACATCCCACCATAGAAATGGCTGGAGCAAGCCCTGATGGATTGATTGGGGAGGAGGGTTTAGTTGAAGTCAAATGCCCACACTCCACCAAGCATCTACGCTTTTATATGGATGGCACTATCAAGCCTGAATATAAGGCACAAATGCAATTCCAAATGGCATGTACAGGACGTCAATGGTGTGATTTTGTCAGCTATGATCCGCATTTTGTAGGCAGATCCCTTCGTTTGCGCATGAAAATTAAACGTATCCACCGTGATGAGAAACAAATTGAACAGATCAATCAAGCAGTTGAGATATTCTTAGAGGAAATAGAGCAAGAGATGAAACAGATCTTGACACAAGCCGCTTGA